AATTCAGATTTGTTTAATTCACCACCATCCGATAGTGCGAACCACATACATGCATCCTTGCAAGTTAAAATCCGGATTTGAAACTAAGCTCCATCACTTAATAAAAACCGGTTTATCGGGCATGCTGCGTTTCTGTACCTGTTGCTCTAGCTGGTGTGCTAGATCTCCCAAGGTTTGGTGCATGCCATTGTCTAATATAGCTTTGTCTATGCCCCAGCGATCTTCAATTACGAACCATAGCTCCATAGAGCTGAGACTGTCTATTCCTAGCGAATGGAAGGTGTCAGTAGATCGAATGCGGTCTGCAGCAATGTCCAAATGCTCCGCTACTATGTCCACTAAATTGCCGTATAAATTAGCCATTATCTCGTCCTTTCTCCATCTGTTCTGATATTTTTCACAATATTGGCCTATTTCAAGGGTATTGGCCAAATAAGGGTGTTCGATATTGTACTTTCTGTCAAGTGCCTTTTCTAACTACCCAGCTCTCATCTATAAAAACCATGTCTGGTTCACCATACACTTCATCAACCGCTTTCTTAACACCTAACCATGAATTGGCGTAATCATGTCCAGCTACAAACCCACCTTTAAGAACTAAAGCCCTATAGTTCAATATGTCCTTCTTCACTTGTTCATACTGGTGCATGCCATCTATATACACAACATCAAAGCAGTGCACTACTGGGTTATTCATTAACTCTTGGATCGCATCATCAGACTTCTTCTTTATTAGTTCGTAATTATTGTATCTACCCATTCTCGCACAGAATTCAGCGTAAATGGCAGACATGGGCACACCCTCGCTACAAACTCTATCGCTGCCATCGTAGTCGTCTAAGAAAGGATCAACAGTAACTACAGTTTTGAAGTTTTGGCAGAAGATAGCGGTAGATTCACCTGTGTAAGCACCTATCTCTAATAACCTCATGTTTTTGATTGGGGACCTTTTATCTATGTAGGCTATCATGTCCCTCAAACCTTGCTCATAACGACCCACTCTCATTTGAATAATGCTAGATACGATCATGTTAACTTTCATTGTAATAAAACAGCGGGTTGAATCCTTTCATTCCCGCCGTTAATAAGGCAAAATACTAAGTATTAAAGATAGCAATCGATGAATCTGGGCTCGACATCGTGCCCGCTACAGCTTTAGTTGAAGCCACATCTGGACTGATTTTAAGTCTTTGTCCATTTGACAACATGATGCCATAATTGTTACTTACACTGAACACTTCTACTGGCCTCTTATCGGCTAATAACTTCTTTGCCCAATCAAGAAACTTATCAGAGTCATCTGACATACTTGTAGGTATCTCATATGCCTTACGATACTCTGTTTCTAAATAACTGAGCAAGTCTATTAATTCTCCAGACATCTTGCTTATAGTACTATTCATAACAATCCTTTCTTAATCATTCACACCTAGGAACTGAGCTAACCCACTGGTCAGCTGACTTTTGGAAATATTAGCTTCTTTTGCCAACTTTGCCAAGGTAGGCAAGGGTGGCTTAAGATCACTAATCATAGCATAAGCTTGTAAACCGGGCGATGATCCAATGTATACACCCCTATGCACTACACTAGTACCACCCTTCAATGTGCGATTCATTTGTGTGAAACCTGCATCGAAGTATTCCAAACCAAGGTTGTCTAAGTGGTTTTGATCTCCCACAAACAGACAAGCACCCTTAGTTCCTTGCTTTAGATCTACCTCAGCTAACACATTGTTAGTGAGTTGATCCCTAATCGCTGCAGAGATGTCTGCAGGACTGGTAATGTTTTGTAAGCTGGCTGCACCCATCACACAAATACCATGATCCAGCAATTGAGCTAGCTCACTGCGATCAAAGGTGATTAATGGGCTATGTACCGCAGCCAATTGGTTAAACAAATGGAATAGCTGACTGACTGTGCTATTAGCCACATTGTACAGCTGTGCCATGCCTGGGCGGTACAATTGGTTAATGCGTGCATTGTCAATCAAGATTAATGGGCTTACTTTAAGCTCCATTAATCTTTGGAAGGATGTCACTGCATTGCGGCATACTTGCTGACCTTCCGTAAAAGCCGGAATTGAAGCTATCACTCCAACTCGGGGTGGCTTGCCCTTAGACTCTAAGTACTCTCTAGCCACTTGCACCAGCTTACCACTAGTACCAGAGCCAGTACCACCACCTAAACCTACACAGATTAGACCATAGTCCACATCGTTGCCCCATGAGCGTTGCAACAGATCCCAGATTTCCTCTTCGTGTCCATTTATTGCTTGTTCCGCAAACCTTGCATCTTTTGCAGCTCCACCCAATTGCAGCGTGTGCCGCTGAATCTCATCGGGTAAACCTTGGAAGTCGCTCTCTGCGGTATTGAATAAGGCCACTCGTCTATAGCCTAAGGACCAGAAGCTGGAAGCTAAGCGAGCACCGCCCTGCCCAGACCCCAGAAATGCCATGTTAAATGCGACATCATAAGGAAAGGCATCGTTTACCACTACTTGGGTGGCTGCTTGCTTATGGGCAGCAGGATTCAAGGCTGCAGCGATGTTACCTATGTGCACAACACCGGGGGCTGCAACTGGGGGTGCAATTGAAGGTGTGGCGACAGGAGCAACTGGGGGAGCAATGGGAGGGGTGACAATTGGCACACCCGATGCCTTGCTCAACGATGCCTTCATTTGCTGCTCAATCGAACCATCTGAATTACTCATTGCGTTATCCTTGTTTTAAAAACATTAAATAGAAGTTAGAAACTTATCTAAATTCTCAAACTGATTGTCTTTAACTTCAGAGTTTGTCATTGTGAAAACTTTATTAAACAATTTCAAGTGCGTATTGTACCTCTTACGGTAACAATTGCAGATAGATTTTATGTAATCAGGATTAAACGAACCCTTGGTCCAACGTGTAATCATGGCTGCATCTTCAGCCTCTGTTGCTTGTACATCTATTACAATATTAGTTATATTAGCCCACAAATCTAAAAATGGAGCCATTGTTGTGCCCGAGATAACTGCAGGACTATTGAATTTAGCAATAAACTCAGCTGGGCCCGGAAATGGGGCAGGGTAATAAAGAGGAATTTGATCACTTAAACAACTAACTCCATGATTTTCACAAATACCTTCATGAATCCTCTGTGACTCGTAATTTTGAAAATCATGTTCAAAATAAAAATTAACATGTGGCATTTCTATGTCTTGATTAGGCCACAGCACTGCCCAGCCAAAATTGTGTAATCTTCTAGCTACTTGGTTTACCCAAGCTCCGGGAGTACCCGCTACCAGCACATGCTTGGTTACACAAACTCGTTGCAAATGAACCATTCAAAAGCTTTCTGTTTCTTACGCACATACTCTGCTGTAACCAGCTGCATGGACTCTAGTAACTCTGTGGGAACCTCAGCTAACTCCGACAAGGCAATTTCCACATCATCTAAAGACACTTCGGCAATAGGAGCTGGCTGTTCATCTAACCCACACACAATTAGCTTACCATTGGAGTCGTCCACCAAATGGGCTCCCACCGGAGGAATATCATGACAAGCCAAAACTGAGGAACTACTAACCAAGGCTGCCATGACCGACCCATAAGTATATCTAGTGTTCGCCATGTAGACCCAATCATGCTGACGAGCTAGATTACTGTAGTCATAATAAGGCGGGCTGGTTACACAAGCAACTCTATTAGGATAAGCCTGTTGAAGCTGCTTGATATCTGTACGATATCTGCGAGGCATGGAGTGTTCTAACAAAAAAGTAAATCTAGTCCCACTGTAATTGTCTAAAAGCGAATAAAATATATCTAACAGTTCTGGTCCCATATCTAATTTTACTGACTTAGATAAAACAATTAAAAACTGTTGAAAGCCAGGCTGTACCCACCCACATTTTGGAGATAACAATTTATCCGGAACTACTAAGTTAGCCCAAGTGCGATTAGGCAAAACCCTGCCTTGATGTTTATCTAACCAATTAGATAAATCATGGCTTAAACAAATAATTCGATCTGCCATTTTTAGAAATGTTGAGTTATCTTCATTCCACATTCCCCAATAAGGGAAGTAATAATGTAAAGTCTGATATTTTGGGCTAAATGAACTTACTAGCTTAGCTTCTTGTAATGCCCATATGCTAGGGCTAAACCAGCACAAATGTGTTGCTTGAAAAGCCCAATGATGTATCGAGTCTTCGTTTGCTCGTTTAACCTTACAATCCCATATAGGGTGAATGCCCTTTGAAACCTTACCATCAGCTAGAAATTCTACTTCAATACCGCAACGCACTAACCAGTCTGCTATTTGCACGGCTGCTAAAGTGGTTTCGTTGCGAACATAAGGAGCAAAAATTCCAACTTTGAGCACGATAACTCCTAGGCTTGAATTATCTATTTTGAATGAATCATGTGATGGAAAAAATTAGATTTATCCCGCCTTCCTGGAATTAGACCATATTTTTGCTTATTTTTCCATGCTACATAATTAAAACTCAATTGATCCCTATAGCTGTTGTGCTCTATCTCGGCCCACCAATGCTTATTAAACTCCGCAGTTGCTTCCCCTTGCTTGCGTAGTAAACAAGCTGTCTCTACTAATCCGTTGTAAGCTGGATAACCTTCTTTTCGATAGTTTGCAATTTGCTGCTGCATCAATGCTTTGTTGTCTTTTTTGTACTTTATGCATGCGTTCAGTTCTTGATAAACACAAATACGCTCAGGATGCTTGAAAGTAGAAATAAAATTGTCTTTTAAAAAAGGCAGCACACTATCTACTAATTTTACATCTTCTTTGATGATTTGAGTTCCATCCAACCAGAGGGTGTGGGTTATATCATCAGTACAAAAGATATGGGGGTTAACTTTGCAGAAACGAGCTGTGCGCCTTTTACACAAAGGGTGCGTCCAAACTAAAGGCTTTATCTGCCAAACAATACTTCCATTAGGTGCTTGATACTGATAACAGTCTTGGCTTATTTTTACAGCATTTTTAATTGTTTGATCGGTGTACAAGACATACTCTACATCCTGTTCTGCAGGAGCAAGCGAAGATAACAAGCTTTTTGTGACATTATCATAGTTACCCGCAACACAGCTGTAGACTAGAGTTTTACTCATAATTGCCGATACCATTTTCCCCACTTATATTTATCACCTCTAGAAACAGATCGATAATGAAAAATAAAAGTGCTTAAAACAACACCGGATTTCATTCCTTTTTTAGACCATCGTGCTTGTAGCTCGTCTTCGTTTCCAGTCATCCCAGGAGTTGGATTAAGCCCACCAAAAGCATAGTATTTATTTTTAGGTCTGAAAAAATGATGTTCATCAAATTTCCCATCTTCCCACGCTTTTAAAGTTGCCATTAAGAAAAACCCATTGATTTTTCTTTCTAAAATTTTATTAAAGTGCATTTGCTTTAATCGCATTGCGACTTGCTCAATCTCTACCAAATCGTCCGTAAGCTTGTAATTAGGTATGTAGGCTTCCACATTCTGTCTGCCTTTGGCTGTGACTCCAGGAGCGTTAGAGACTGGGCCAACTAGCGAATAACCGTTAGCTAAAGCATGTGTCATCCCTTCGTGCCAACCCGCTGAGAAAATGATGTCATTATTCCCCGCAATAACATAGTCTAATTTTAGTTTTGAAGCTAACGCAAGCCCTGCATTCCAGCTTCGAGTCAGTCCTGACGATTCAGTAAAATTTAAAATATATAAAGAAACGGTGGGATATCTATCTGCTAACTGCTGTAATGACTGCTCGTAATCCTTGCTCCATCCAGCTTCTCCATCGTTTACGACGATAGCTACACCATTTGGAGTAGTATCAAAAAAAGACTTTAAAGCTTTTTGAGTGTAACTTGCAAAAGCTGTTGCATTGTATACAGGGCAAATAAACCCAATTTTAAGCATAATATTTTTTTAGCTGCCTCCGCCACCCTGCTGTAGTTGCTGCTGCAACATGGCTCCACCTTGCATACGCATCTGCCTACGCTGTTCATCTAGCTTAGTGCGAGTAATTGAATGCAATGTAGGATTATTTGCTTTAAGTTTGCGTAACTCAGAATCTTTGACGGATTCAGGAATGCCTAACAACTCTTGTGCAAGCTGTTCTGCTGCTGACTGTAGATCATTAGGGGTAATGGCTGCATTCGGTCCCATTGAAGCCAAATAAGTCGTGACAGGGGTTGGGACACCGCCACCAAGTGCACCACCCGCACCCGCTGGGGCAGGTCCGCCGCCGGCTGGAGGGGCACCGCCCGCTGGAGGAGCACCACCCGCTGGAGGGGTACCACCTGGAGGAGGAGCACCTGCCCCAGCTTCTGGGTTAACACCTTTAGACACTTGAGAAGCGAACCCAGCTTGCTCTGCTTCTTCCGCTTGACGAGCTTGCATTTTCTGTTGTTTGCTTGCTTCTTCTGCAAGTAACTTCTGTTCTGCGTCCCAACTGTAGCCCATTGCTCGAAGTCCAGTTGTACCAGACAACTGTTGCCCCATCATTAACTGCAACGCAGCCATCTGTTTCTGCATATCATCCGCAGTAGTAACACGCTGTAAGCTGCACTCCACTGTTTCCCAAGACATGATTTGACTAATAGCAGTGCACATCCACTGTAAAAAAGTGTTTGCATCAGTAACTAATTGACGATGGGTGCTTTCAAAGAGGCGAAGAGCCACGGGTGCAGCTTGTAGCGACAAGGAGCCTTGGTAGAACTCCACAGGGGTACCGCACTCGTTTAATAACTCTTCAGTACCTTGTTGAATTAACTCAGTGGGAGCTAGTTGTTTCGCATCTCCCCCAAGGATCTGGTAGTTAACTGGAAAAGGCAGAAGCTGCCAAGCTGCTGGATCTCGTCTGCGTCTGTTGATCATTTGTCTGACTTGAGATCGAAAGTCACCAGCTGAGTAAATAGACATGGGGTCTTGTGTCGCCACACTACCTGCATTAGAGCCACCACTGCGAGCAGCAGGGGTAATTAAACGGAATGGAATAACATAGTCCAAGGCGATTGCTTCATTGTACCTACGAAGGACCTGCACATACCATATTTGGCGATAGTTAGTTAAACTGCGCGGTAAACCCCAACCTAGGTTACGAATACCCGCTAAGGTTGGTTCTTTCATATGAAAAATGGCATCTGGATTAAATCTAAACAATTTGTCTGTACGAATAGCTTCAAGCACTTGCTTACTTGCTCGCTCGAGATGGAATAGATTCCCATCTTTAATCATTTTCTTGTAGTACTCGGGAATACGCCATAGATAAGATACTTCGTCTGTGTAGGGGTCATGCAAGATTTCAATTTCGTGCGGGCTCCATCGCTTTAAAATCACATGCTTTGATTCTTCTCTGGCCTTATCTTCAACAATCCAAGCACCACGCCATTTAGTCTTTGGGCAAGTAGCTTCAAATTTGAAATCTTCTGTAAACTTGAAATCAAAGTTATCATATACATATTTAAGTGGGTAGATGTCTCCGGTCTTTGGATTGCGAAGAAACCTACGAAATGGAACAACTACGCTAGAAAAAGAATTTCCATAGCAAAGGCGGTCTCGCATGATTTGCCCAAGGAAATCTAACACATGCAATTGTTTGTTTAAAAAGTCAGAATACTTGTTTTTTTCGTCATCGCTGGTGTCTCCCCCTATTTCAATGTCTGTGATGAAATAGCTGACAATGCGTTCCATTGCCATGCGGTAGGTGCCCTGCACAGTCCAAATGTACTCAGACCACCACAATGCCGACTTCATAGTAGTCGGCATTTGCGTAGTGGCTATGTCATTAAAAGGGTCAGCAAAACCGGTATTAGTGGCACTGCGATTAAAGAATTGGCTGCCCGAAGACATCATTGACATTGCTGATTCTCCCTAGCAATTGTGCACAGCTATAATTACTGAGCTGGTTTACTGCTATCTTTAACTAATTCTACTGCTTTTTTAATTAAGTCTTGGTCTAGATTGTCTGCAATTTCCTTAGTTTCTGGAAACAACAAAAGTTGTTTTGCACCAGCTGTTTTAGTTTTACAGTTGCAATTACCACCACAGCCGCAACCACCGCCACATCTAGGGGTGTTTGTTGTAATAGCTCCATTCTTTTCCATTGCATTAATCCTCCTTATATCGAATTAAAATAACGACATCTAAACAACCAAGTGACCAATGCAGCCCAAGTGAAGAGCACAAATAAGTTTCTTTGGTTTTGGGAACAGAAATTGAAATCTGCTCATCGCCTAGATTTGGAGGTAAATATTGAAATCCATCCTCAAATCTAGTGTCATAAACCAAAGCAACACAAGCATCCCCAGCAATCACTGCATGGTACCTTGCAGACATTGTACCTAACTTTGCCATTTCAAAATAGACTTCATATAGCGGTCTCTCTGGTTTAACTCCAGAAAAGAATGGAATTTGTAGCTTAGCAAAGGCTGTCTGTATAGAATCAGGCATTTCTTTGTGCTCAACGGAAGCAGCACTTAGCCTATTTACTCTACCAACGAGTGCGTTTAGCAAGTTAGTCTGGTCAGCTAATTGCTGAGGGTTAGATGTTGACGACATGGCGGCAATTGCCGCTTCTGTTTGCAACTTACGAGTTTGAAATTCTAATTTTGCATTTTGTACTCTAGGCATTTCTACTTGTAATAGGTTTTGAATTTCATCTGCAAGTTTAGTAGTTGGATTATTTTCAAATCCTAGAGGGGGAGCTGCTAACATATCCTCGCCAGAATCATCATTTGAATTAAGAAAATTTAAAGGTTTAAGAGGTTCATCCACACGCAGCTCCTTTTCGTTATAGTTTGTTTTTTCATCTAAAACCGGCACTTGCTGACTCAACCCTTTGTAAAAAGAATGTACATCATTGACTACACCACTACGCTTCGCTTCCGAATTAAACTGAGGTCTAGAGGAAGATATTGCCTTTAAATCTAAAATAAAACCACCACCTTCTACTCCGGGATCTACTATTACAGTCTGGGGCTGATTAGGGTCAAATCCTAAAGATTGACCATCAGCTCCAGACCGAGGTATCATGGTGCCAGTCATGCCTGACTGGTTAGCGTGGTAACGTGTTGGGTCTGGAGTGTTAGATCTAACTGAGTTATCTGCCATAATTGTTGTCCAATAGCTAAAAAAAAGAATTAGTCTTCGTCTGGTTCTTCTGAAAACTGGTCATCATCCACAAAACCAGGCGTGTAAAACTGTTGAGATTCTAAATATAAAGGATTACCAAGCCATCCTGTTTCTTCCAAAGTTGTCGGGGGCAACAATGATTGCTCCATCATTTGGTAATCTTCCTTGTTACCCACAGTAACCGCCATTTGATTAGGCAACAACAAATAACGCTGCTTATCTCCATTTGGTTTAAGGATTGGCTTAGTCAACTGTAAAGGTATACCATACATCGCCCACACAGCGGTTTCTTTTCCTTCTCGTTTAGCAATTGCTTCGCTTAAACTTTGCAAATTTGGGTAAATATGCACCCTAGGAAAATCTCCTTCTTGCATGTCACATAGACACCAATGATGCGTAATACTAATATTGGTTCCAGCTTCACCGCTTTCTTGTTTTATATCTTGCATCTGTGCTGATACATCTGAAGGCAATTTTTCTTTTAATGAATTGTATTCCATGTCAGAGTCAGATAATGCCGTAAGTGCTGGTTTTAACAAAGAGTCTAAGCCGGGTACAGCAACTTTATAAGCTTCCCATTTCTCGCCATTAGTCTTAGCCATTTGTTATCCCTTCTGCTGCTTCTACAAAAGTCAAACTCAATACTACACCTTCTGATGTAATAACTACTGGGCCAGGTATAGCAATAATGTTATTGGTTTGTTTCACCCATGTATTAATTTGCGTGTCAAGTTGTTGTAAATCTTTTGCTTCAAAAGTCTTTAACTTTACAGTTTGATCCGGCAGCATAAATTGGCGTAAGGATTGCAATGGAAATTCTACAGATTTACTCATGGTTTACCTTTCTTTATATTTTGTTTTTGATAAGCCAAATCTTGTTCACTAATTAAGATTTCTTTATATCGAGAAAATGCTTTATCTTGAGTCAGCTCTGGGTAAGAAAAAAGCCGATTAGCTGCTTTTATATGTAAAGGATCTGGCTTAAAACTAGAAACAGATGGAAGTAACCGCACATCTTTATTCCTAACATCAAAAGCATATTGTTGCTCATTACTTAATACAGCAAAAGCATGCACTTTAACTGTAGGGGTTAAGCTAGAAACAACTCGCTGCACATCTACAGCTAAAGGATCATATATGGTTAATTGCTGTAAAGCATATTGATAAAGCTTTGAGTTTTGAATGTCAAATTGAACAGATTCGAGCATGCCGTCTACAAGACTACCCCACTGTTCAACACTTGAAGCCCATAAGACATGATTCCAGCTAGGATCGTCATTAAACTTAAATCCATTAAAAACTGGCTTCTCAAATTTGTACCAAAATATCTTTAAATTATGTTGTTGTACTAAGTCTGCTAAGTTGGTGTCGGTGTACCTACCCCATAGATACAAAGCAGCAGGAGTGTACCAAACATAACCAGGAACATCTTCGAGCCTCCCTGCCCGTTGAAATTCTATACGGTACTTTGGTACACGAAATGCTTTAAACTCATAGAATTTGTCATCTTTTGGTTTAAATGGAGAATCCATGGTTTAAAACCCTAATTTAAACAATGTAGCAACTAGCAAAGAACTATCACGATCAGCACTAGCTCCTATGCCCATCCAACCTTGTGTTAATCCAGTATATTTTTGTTTGTTCTCCTCAATAGGCTCTGTAAAAGCACAAGCTTCCATTAAATCTCGTACCGAGATTGCATCCGCTATTTCTAACTGCGGGCTGTCCATCCATAAAGCCGATGGAAGAGGTTGTCCTAGTGCCCCGCATGCATAAGCAAATCGTTGCATAAAATTCTTTAAACCTTGCATGCCTATAAATGTAATGTGCTTAGCCTGTGAGTTACCTACCCATTCACCGGGAAAGGTGTTTAATAAGAAAGCACGAGCTGCTAGGCTTACCGCCAACTTGTTATCTCCAGGTACTCTCTTGGCAAGTTGGTAAGTCACCACTTTTTCCAAAGCTGGAACAACAAATCGAATTGCAAGGATATTACGATTGAGCGGGTCTAACTGTGCGAACGCACTTTCTTGCTGTTTCATGGTTTGCAAGTATTCGTGATACTCTGGAAGACACAGAGTAGGAGCTAATGTAGCTGCAAATTGTTTATCCTCTGCAGCTTTAGACTTCTTAGCTTTCTCTACCCAATCTAATCGAGCTATCTCTGCTTCTTCCGCAATTGTCACATCTGCCCAACTAACAAATACACGCATAAGTTCTCCTAAGCGATAATGATTTCACTAATGTGAAAATTAGATAGTTCTGCAGCTGTAATTTGTGCAACTTCGTGCTGCCCAACCCATATCTTGACATGAGGAACTTCGTTCACCATACAAGGTTCGGCTACAACTCCTCGAATGACATTATGGACTCTTAGAGTTTCGTACTCCGTTCCATTTAATTCGTTTGCTCGTAGCTCTCTGTCTAAAGGTATACACCCAAGAACTAAAGCTCCGGCTTTCTCTCCCCAGTTTTTAAATCTACGCTGTGCTTCGTTTGCAATGCTTGTAATAGGTATAGAAGTCATGCCTTTGCAAGTTTGCATCAAGTTATCGACTATCAGTAGATCTACTGGTTCATTAAGCTTGGGATAGACAAAAAAGTCGTAGATCTTTTGAAACCCTGCGTTACTGCTCGCACAGTTCTCCCACACATCTTTAGGAATGTTAACCAAATGTGAGTCAGTAATCTTAGGTGCCCCTTCTAACAACCTAGTTAGCTGCGTTGCACCACTTCCGGGAGTTAAAACACTTTCAGTAATTCGATGCAATAGCCAACGGACTGCATCTTGTTTGCCAACCAACAAAATAGGTTTATGCCGATTGATCGCATGCGTTTCAACTGCTTCGTTTTCTGCATAAAATTGAAATCCAAGATTGATAGGAGTAGAAACACGCAACTCTTCTCTTTGTTCATTACCTTTCTTCTTCTCTGCAGCTTGATGCTCACTGTGTTTTTTAACTACAGTTTGCATCCAAGGGAAGACAGTCTGAGTCATTCCAGCAAATAGAACTTGCTCGTCAAAGGGCTGTTGAGCTTGTACAGCAGCTGCATTAATTAGCACTTCTTTAAACATGATCATCTGCTGGTCTGTCATGTCTGCAAGGGCAGTGTCTACAGCACTAAAGTCAGTGTCTCGACAAAGCCAATCCAGTTCATAAAGGCACATAGCATACAGCTGCCTAGATGCAAGCATGCTTGCTATAAGCTGGGTGAAACCAGGATGACTACCTACTAATTTATTGGCGGTTGCTGCGACTAACTCCATGTCAGTAACGAGCTGCGGATCAATTGCGTCGGCAACTGGGTTAGTGGCTGTCTCTGTGGGTTTGAGTTCTTCTTCTGACATTACAATCCTTTCTAAAATCTGGATTTTAAATTAAACAATCACTACACCGGTATCGTTTGTTGGCTGTCGCTGAGACAACACCTCTTGCAACGCAATAGAAAATGCTTCGATGTCATCTAAACGAACTGTAACCAACCAAGGTTTGTGGTTCCTACGATGAAATACCGCAGGTATTTTAACAGACTTTGCATCAGTGACAGCTTGTTCTACCGCTTCGTAGATGTTCAGTTTTTCTACACGTTTGCTTTCTACATGGATATTGCCTAGCCCTACAACATCTTCTCCTTCTAACCCGCTATATTGCTGCCCTCTTCGTGCCTTTGCTCCAAACAGTCTATTTAGTTCCGCAGCTAGTTCTCTTTCACCAACTGCACCTTTGTTACGAGAATTCTTTCTTTTTGCCATATTTGTATTTCCTTTAATAATAAAAGTTATATTCATTGATTCTTATTTGAACCTTACGACAATTTCCCATTCTTCAACAATTGGTTGTTTAAACTTAACATCCAATGGTTTTGGACCATGTTTAGGGTCATACTTTTGGGTGTCCTCTGGTGCATCAATGGGAACTATACGAGAATTAGCCATGTTATGGACAAAACTTGAAGGTCTTACAAACAAATCATATTCCCTGTTTGATATTTCTTTAGCCCATGTCGCAATGGCTTCAGTACAGTCTTCAACCAGCCAATGAGTCGGATGTCCTCGCCAAAAAGTCCAAGTAAACCGCATACCATGTTGTCGAAGCACGCCTTCTCCATTTTCAGTATCTTGCTGAAAACTAGGCAAACGAAACCAAACTAAATGTTTGGCATTCTTCAGTGCCTCCCATACTAGTTTTCGAGCCCATTCTTTGTTTGGTACATGTTCAAGGAAATGCCAAGCAAGATAAATTTCTGCTTTAGGTAAAGCTGCAATCGCTTCGTCAGTTGCCAGATCCGCAATACAAAAATTGTAATTCTTGTTTTCAACAATTGAACGATAGCCTTCTGCTTGTGGTCTTTCATACCCAACGCAACGGCGTGGCTGTAGTTTATCAAACAAATCTTTATTTTTTAGATACATGTTACCTATTCGACGGCATTCATCCATTGCCCATCCATGTTTAGTACCAAGATCTACAATATCAAATTCGGGATTCATTCTTATACCCCCTTTCATATTAAGCGTTGTCGCCGCGTCGAGTTACGCTGCCTTAACTCTGATTGCGGAGAATTAGCCACAAGTATCGATTTAGGCTTCAGTTCTTGCTTTTTCTGCATCTGTGCTCGAAACTCTTCCATGATCCAATGTAGGCATAACGAATCAAACCCCGCACTATGCATTTGTTCTGGAGAAACATTATGCTTAGCTATCAATCCATATTGTTCCAAGATTAATGGCAATGACCATTTAATTCCGGCTACTTTTATTCCGATTACTCGTTTAAAGTAACTTTTTAAATCGTCTGACCTATAAGGTAATACGGTTAATCGATAATTAGCACAGTTAGAATTTGAAGATTCCCATATCTGTGTAGCCTTATAAATGCCACCCACATCAAAGTAATTATCAGAAGGTAGTTCAAAACCTTTGTTTAAGAATCTATTAAAGTTACCACGAAGCAACCTTTCATCTGCGTTCTGCCCATTCTGAGCTACAAATGGAAGATTTCTGTTATTCCATGCGTCAAACAACTTGTAATAGAATTGTAAGGCTTGTAAAGGATTGATGCCTTTTTTCTTCACATAGTCTGGTAGTAGTTGCCAGCCTTCCCCTATGATAGATCGCATGGTATTTAACTTGTAGTCTAACCAATCTTCTGTGATGGAAGGATGATCATACCAGTTAAGGACAAGACTAAGCTGATCAACAACTTTGCCATCTTCAACTATTGTGTGACCAATCTCCATGATTAGATCAGTTTGTTCGCTACTCCCAGTAAACTCTGTGTCGAAACACAAATAGCTTTTAGGTAAAGTATTGCCATACTTTGTAGCGAACTCTTGCCCCCATGCATCAATAATCATTTACAATTACTTTCTTACTTTGATAAGGCCGAAAAGCTAGCGTGTATGCGTGCTTTCCATTTAATAAACCAGCGTTGCCATCTGGACATACCCGCATACTTACGAAAGCGTTCAGCATGTTTCATTAAATCACCAATGGTCTGCATTGGACCTTCACTGGCAATCGTGGCTTCTCTTATGCCTGCATAATGTAGCCCAGCATAACATGTACCAATCATAGCTAGAACAGCTACTTGGGCTCCTGGTTTGCATTGGAAGAACTTGCTCTGAGCTAAGCTTTCAAACATAGACAAAGTGGGAAAATCAACAGCATTGGCTAGATAACTGCAATAAGCTCCACAAGCTTCGCCTAAATCGTCCATACTTACCTTTTCCCGCCGAAGTATTTCTTCCAGCTCGGGCCAACTTTGGTCTTCTAGTCTAGCTGCTACTAGCTCCATAACTTGTTGAAAATTATGAGCAACATCTCTACTTGGGTTATAAAGTCGGCGATCTTCCGAACTCATTCTAGCTTGTAGTGTCATGACTTCCTTTCAGCATCTGCACATGCGATACATATCCCAATATGATCCATTTCTGCAGGATTCAAAAAACTTAACTGGTTACACCTTTTACACTTACCCTTTTTATAAGTTAATAGATGCGTTGCCAAAGGACAATTATCTGTACCATAAGGGCAACGAAAACATTCGTGTGTCTCTGGAAATCCTTTCAAACACGGTGTCTGACTTCTATCTCTCGCCACAATTAGTTGACGATTGTGCGTCATTGTAGCATGACTGTGTCCAATTTCTATTACAAAAGGGTCTTGCTGCGAGCGTTTTGGGTCAAGTAATAGAAAACATTGCAACCCATAAAATTGTTGGACATCAAAATATAAACCTTGGCTGCGTTGCTCCCCTCTACTATTTATGCGAGATCTATTAAACCCAAATCCTAACCCTTTGGCATTACGATAAGTTGCCAGATATTGCGTCTTTTTTAAAGACCAAGTTTGCGTTAACTTCTTAGGAACTACAGTCCCAGCTAAACTTTGAAAAGTAAACGCATTTACAAACTGTTTACCTTGCCTATGTGTGTATACATCGCATATGCGTGCGGGCACCCATTCAAAACAAATTTGACGCAGCCACTGCGTAACCGGTCGCTGACAAGCTAAAGCTGGTAGATTACCAGCCATACGCCAGCAAGTGGCTACTAATAACTGGCGAGTCAACTCTCTGCCGACTAAGCTTTTCACACTTGCATGCACTGTAGCTTTAACAATGTTATTCGGTAAAGCAGTATGCAGCTGGGATACAAAAGATGCAAAATTAGTACTTACTAGTGTAGTGCCTATAAATGGAGCTAAAGTTCCAACTAGTCTGTCTCTATTTGCCAATACTCGTTTGATTGACATCTCCGGCAAAGGAGGATGTACTTCTGAAATAGTCATTCAACTCCTCTCTTTTCATATCTAGTTATTTTTAAATTGAATACTTGATGTTCAAGTGATGGAGTGGCATTCCCATCTTTCCAAAGCACTTGTTCTGAGGTTTTACCGATGCCTCGTCTACCGCTTCTACCTCCAACATTGATCCTAACTACTGCATTTAGTTTTATGTAATTTTTAAGGCAGCTATCGCAACAGCATTGCACTCCTTTGTGAAACTCACCTACGCTACCACCTTGCTGCCTTATCAACTCTCCTAAAATAGAATCACCGCCATTGTGATATAAATCTGCAAAAGGATAATCCCATTTAGCTAAAAATGCAGTATCCGCAATCCACCAACCACCTGTCGCAAATAAATATAGGCTACGATTGTTAAATGGCTTTCCAGTAAACCAAGGCTGTTTAACAATTACTTCATACTGAAGACCTTGTTGTGGCATTTTATGTAAAGATCCAATTTGAGTGTGATGATGACTCATTGCTAGGGCCTTATCCCACCAATCCGTGTAAGTTGCGTCTAAAAAACTATCGTCGTCAAACCACATTGTTTTAGCTGCTAACTGCCTATCTTTAAACATCTGTCGCATCAAAGGATACTTGCCTAGGTTTTTGCCATTCTCTTCTTCATAGAGATAAACAGGACAGCTACGCATTTGTTTTGTTGCCCAACCTTCTACATACTCTTTAGTTTCTTTACTAACCGCATTTAAACCGAGACGAATATCTTGTATATGTGCGGTATATCTAAAAGAACTTAACAAATCCTTCGCCAGATTAAGGTAGTCTCCATACAAGAGTGCACACACAGAAAACATAAAATAACTCCTTTTGATGATAGCTAAAAAAAAGGCCCACAGTTGTTATTACTGTGGGCCTTTTATTTTAATTAATGTTAGCGGGGGGACCGTCCTCGTAATTGTTTCTTCGTTGTAACAGGAGGCTCATCAAATTCATCAATCATTTGAATCGTTTCAGGTAACTCTGGAAGTTCTTCAACTGACTTCTTAGCAGCTGAAGCCATTACATTCTTATTTAATGGCAGTTGAGCTTGTTTAATCAAAACACTCTGGGAACGCTCAAGCACTTTAGAAAGCTTTTCCATTGTGCTTACTAATTGGTTTTTGGTTTTACCAATCCGCTCCATAGTGTTTTTGATGTTGCTCACAAACTGCTCAGACACATCTTGTGGAGGCATTTCCATGAACATGCCATCAAGAGGTTCTGCCACTGCTTCCAAGTAGTTGTCAGCTAATTGGATGGTGGTGTAAATCTTCTGAAGCATCGCAACAGGGGTCTTTGGCAGCTTAGGCTTTCGACCGCCCGACCTCTTTACTTCAGCTTCCTTATTGCCTTGCAACTCTAAGGCTAGCTCATTTGCGGATAAGCATTCCCTACGCACTTGCTTAAGCAATGCTAACTGTCGCTTCTCAGAGCTAACCTTTTGCAATTCCTTAAAGTGATTCCATGTCAGATAGCCACCATTAGACATCTTCTCTTCAACCTGTGCTTTAACAAAATCACGGGTAAAAGCAGCCGAGACATTACACAGATCATAAATCGTAGCTGGAGTTAAATTAGGCAAGTTCCAATACGCTGCTAACTTTCGTATCTCAGTCTTTTTCTGAGCTTCATTTAAATGAGACTCATTAAGCAAGTTTAAAACGGATGTACCGATATCATGCTGCACCAACAATGCAACTTGGAATCCTACTTGCAGTTTCTTACCCACTTCTAACGCAATCTCTTGCGTCTTCGGATCCATCTCAGAGAAGATAACCTCTCTGTCTTCTAGCTTCTTCGCATCTGTCCTTACTAACTTGTTTGGTGTCACTGATTTTGTCTTACTCATAGTTTGTTCCTTAAAATCTAGATTTTAAACTTAATCTTTCCATGCGAGAACATCTCGTACATGGTCGATGAACCCACTGTACGGCTGTACAATTAGATTCATCTCTCTCTTTTTACCGCTTTTAAAAATATGGCAACTAGCTTGCAGCGGTGCAAACAATTCCCAGTCACCATTATGAATCAACAATCCTTGTAGAAAGCCCTTCCGTGGGAACACCATACCAATAGGGCGATCTGGATACTTTGCTAACAAAGGTTCCAGTTGTTCTTCGTAGCGTTCCACAAAGGGAAGCCCACGAAAAGCTTTAAACCAAAAAGGATGAATAGTTCTAGGGTCCCGATGAATTGGAGGAACATTTAATAACGGTTCCGCAAATAGATACATCGGAAAGTTAACTACTCGATTATACGCTTCAAAAGAGTAGTAAGGTCCTAGCTCTAGAATTTCTTTTCGTTTCTTTTCTAACTTCAGTCTGCGTAAAGTCCATTCTACTCGATTGGATTCCCATTGTTTACCATGTGTATCCACATGCTCAAACTTAGCGATCTTGCTGAGCAGTGGATTTAATGGGTTTATCTTATCCATGGGTTACTCCGCTGATTTTATGTGTTTAGCCACAATCTCATCATACGGCCTATCCAGCTGGTATCTGCGTTTAATATTCAACGCATCCCGAATGCCTTCGCATACCTTAGGGTTATCTTGAATAAGTTGCCCTACTTCTTGAAAGGGCAAATATTCATCTTTACCCATACCTATAGCTCTGAAGTTTGCTAAACATTCCACATCAGCAGCTGGTGATTTACATTTAATTACTAATTCACGATCCGTCAACCTTACCTTATGAATTCCATCCATCTCATTCAGCAAGGTACATAGGGCCCAATTCCAGTCCCACAAGAACATGTCACGAGGGTGACCTGTCTCGGGTTCATCTTCGATCCACCATAGGAACCTAGTTTTAAGAACACGACCTGTAGGACCAAATGAATTTTTAGCACAATGGATTTTAATGCCTAACCCTTCAAACTGTGCGTTTTTAAACTTAGATTTCCACACCGAATTTCGAAGCTCAAAGCTTTCATGAAAGTTAAAGCTTTGCCCACCCAGCGTGTATTGATGGGCATTACCTCGGTCATCTGTCTTTTCCTTGAGATGATTAACAATCAAAAGAGTGAAAGGCCAGTTCTCAAACTGTTTTTTGATGCCAGTCAAATAGTGCGTGTTCTTCAATGCATTGATTGGATGAGTTCGATTCGCATTACCTTCCTTAATAATCTTCTCTTGAATCTCTTCTGAGGTTGCCCCCGCAAGAGAATCGATACAAAAGCAACATGGGATGGTTTTGCCGGGGCCAGGCTCAGTAGCCGTACCTACCAGCATTTGCTGCACTTCTCTTAGATAATGCGTGAGGATCTGCTGCATCTGCTCTACAGAATTTGCTCGGTTAGACAAAATCGGAATAGCATCTCGTTCTACCCGCATGATGTCGCATGCAAAATCTGCATCAAATTTATCCTCGGTATCGATATGTACCGCTAAACCTCGTTGCTCGTAGAACCAGCGAAAGAACTCATAAGCCAACGCAGACTTACAACTACCCCAGCTACCCGCAAGCATCATCACGCTTGACAGCGGGAACACATCATTGGCAATTAAGTATTCAAATGCCAGTGAAGGCGTTGGAATACCAATTGCAAGTTGTCCTAACTCTTCTCGAGATCCAAACACTCTATCTGCTCCAAACTTATCTCGAGCGGTTGAGAACAATGTGTTCATCATCTCATTACGGCTTTCCCCGCTCTTCTCTCTGGACCATCGTGCCCGTAAAGTGTCTTTACCTTTGTTGGTAAGCTTAACCCCACCGGACAAACCTATAATCTTTTTCTTCGGTTCAGTATCTTTGTTGCTCGGAGTAGGCACATCGATTTTAGCTTCTTTAGGTTTAACTTTTGATTTCTTTACTGGTGGATTTAAAACTGAATCTAGCAAGTCATCTGTATCATCTGACATAACCACTCCTCAAATAAAATTACATAGAAAATAAGAGTGAGGCTGATAACCCCACTCTTATTAAAATTAACAAGATTGCCAGTTAGCGGGGACGCTTTTTCTTAACAGGAGAAGGAGCGGGTGCTTCTTCTTTTGCTGGAATAGGCGCAACTCGTTTACGGCTTCGAGCCAGTCCCTTCGCTTTAGCCAAGCTGTTGTTCAGCTGGTCCGTTAACGTTTCGCTGGCTTCTTCGTCTTCATCGAAGTCTTTGGACTTGCTGTTTTCTTCGTCTTCGTCAACGAAGTCGTCATCGTCTTCGCTGTCTTCGTCGTCTTCTTCGGGGTCAGCTTCTTCGCTGTCGTCGTCTTCTTCAAGCTCGTCTTCGTCGAATTCTTCGTCACCGAAGTCTTCTTTTTTGGACTTACTTTTGCTGACTTTCGCATTCCCGTTAGATCCGTTGTCAAACTCATCATCAGACTCCTCGTCATCCAACTTATCCTCGTCGAGTTCTTCATCAAACTCATCTACGAGTTCTACTGCGGACTTTTTGCCACTGGATGGTTTAGCAAGGTTAGGGCTGTTGGTAACGCCCGCCTTAGCTGCAACCACCTTTGGTTTTGCCAAAGGATTAACCTTCGGATAAACCGGCAAATCTTCCTCACTATCCTCCTCGACCGCAGCAGCAACCCCCGAGGTCACTACACGGTTGTTTAGAATGGCAGCCACCGCATCGTAATTCAAATACTCTGGGTGGCTCATCCAACCAAACTCAAGGAGTCGGGGTATTTGTCGAAATGCTTTCGCAATCAACACGCACCTTTCTTCAATCGTTGGCTCATGCAGCAGATAAGAATCAGCAGGGTCACCTGCATTTTCTTTCCACAAGAACACATTCTTACTAAGAATGTGATCCACTTGCTCACTGTTCAAGTCTGGAGTCAAAACTCCAGTAGGACCTGAATACTTCGTGGACACTGCTGCTTCGTATTCCACAGCCATCTTGCTGGTTGCACCACCTGCAAATGTACTGTGCTTTTCTATTACTGTTTGAGTAGGGTTATAAATCGTAAAGAATAACCCACCTTTAACAGTTCCTGTTTTAGCATCAAATATGCCCGTAGGATCACCATACTTAAATGGAAGGGAAGGATTTGCTAGTTCATCCCCTGTCCAGTCTTGTTTTTCAATACAGCAAAGCTTCAGTAGGTTTCTACCGGCAGACACAGACAAGGGGAGCACAACCAGTGGGTCGTTTTCACCTTCGCCTAATGGTATCCCATTTCTTGGGATATCTTTTGAAACTTCCTTGCCTTGTTGCTTGTACGAAATGTGTTCTCGTAAAAGATCAAGCGAATCACCATTCTCGTACACAGAAGCAATTACAAAATACTTCTGAGTGAAAGCCCCAAGTGCTGGCATTTTAGCACTCATTAAGCCATTCCAACGAGGATCGTAAACACCACCATAGCCAAAGTCTTTACCTTCAAATGCCTTCTTTACTGTCATGTAAAGCTTTACATAAGGCTCGTTCCAGAAAGTTACACCTTCGTAAACAGAACTCTTATTTCTCGCAATGATGTAACTGCATTGTTGAAACTCTCCATTACCACCGAAGTGTGGAGTGTCTCTTTTAATACCAGCATACTGGATAGTGTAAGCAGGTTCTGATATAGACATACCACCAAGTCCCGCCATATCAATGGCAGATAGCCTACCATTCAACAGCTTGTTACTTGGATCTTCTGGATCCAACATAGGCCACACACGCAACACTGTTTTGCCACCGGTGTAGCAGCGCAAATTCTCAAGTCTCACACTGGTAAGACTTGGATTGATGCACACATTACCCATAGGAACTCCCCTACGAGTTGTGTCTTCCTTGGCAGGATCCATCTGCCTATTTAAGGAAGCTAAGGTGCGGGGAACTAACGATCTTTGCTTACGCATTTGTAAAACCTTTCAAAAGGGAAACAACACGGGTGTGTATCTCATTGCCAATTACCGCAATTGACAAAAGTTGAGAACTACCCATACAGTCAACTATCTCAAACCTAGTCTTCGGATGATAATCCATTAAATCCGATGTGTAGAAAGATCTAACTTTCTCTAGATACACTTCATCTTCTTCGTGAAGATCTTTCGGTTTAGCAGTGTACCCACGGACATTTTTTTGTGCAATGTTTTTAATTGCAAAAGATGTGGGAACATCCAAAAAAAACATTACATCTGGAACTGGCATCTGCCATAAGCCATATTCCAATTTAACAAAATGCTTAATTAGTTCATCTCGTTCTCCTTCCTCCGTTTTCATTGCGGAATAACACAATGCTGAAGGTATGTAACGATCTGCAATAACCACATCGTTATTTTTTATTAACGATTCTAGGTATGGCTTGGACTCGTAGCGGTCGATGGAAAATAAAGTGCTGTGTAGGTAAGGATGTGTGTTTTTTCCAAAATCACCATTCAGATACCGACCTACTAACTTTCCATAAAGAGTATCTGTGTACCTAGGAAAACTAATCGTTTCAACAGTCAAGCCTACTTCCTGCAAACTTGACTGCAATGCCTTAGTAACAGAACCCTTGCCCGATCCATCAATACCTTCGATTACGACAAACATTACAGTACTCCTTTATTTAATCAGGTTTACTGTAATTGACAACACAGCTTTCAACTCCACCAACTCCAACCGGTAGCCCAAGTTCACGAGCTTCTGTTGCTGTCAAAAGTTCACCCCAATGTTTCACCACTTCCATTTCAATGCCCAGATAATAGGGACCAGCTCCAGTAGGTAACCCATCTAAACTAGAAGGATAGATTGGAACTGCATCACGCATAAAAGTCGGCAAAACATATTCACACACATGCTTAACATGTTCGTAAGGAACTTCAAGCAACACGGCATCGTGAATTTGTAACAAGACTTTGAATAGGTCTCGTCCTTGCTTCAATTGCTTTTCCTTGTAATCGTGGATGTAAGCTAAAGCACGGCTAACCGCTGATGCAATCATGGATTGAATCGGGTAGTTCATGGCCTGTCTTTCAAACTCACCCGCTAACCCTCGGTCAAAGTTGGCATCTGGAAATCTACGAAACCTACCATAGCAATTGCATAAGTAACGCCCAGCCACTGTAGTGCCGGTCAGTGGGTCTATGTAGTCTCCAGTTGCACGCTGTTTGCATTCGTTGAAAAACGGACTTAACCTTGGATACATTAGAAAAATTGCATCGATGACTGCTTGTGCTTCATCTACTTCAATTTCGATACCTTGTTCTTTTGCTGCGATAGCAATTGCTTTAGGACCTCGACCATAGGCAATACCGAAGATTACAGATTTGGCCACGATCCTAATATGCTTCTTACCGATAGCGGCTAACCCGCTTTTTGTCGGAGGACAAGTTAGTTTAAATGCAAAACAAGCTACTTGACTGTGTATGTCATAGTAATCTGGATGAGTTTCAGGCAGTTGGTTTCGCAACGCATGTTTAATCATATTTTCGTCACCAGACATAACCGCCATACCGAATAGCTCTGCACCTACATAATCTGCCTCTACCATTACATGACCAGGTGAAGCCTTTAAAACACTACGCAAAGTGTATTTGTAATCTTCAGCCCCAAGTAATCGTTTGTAGTCTGGGTCTCGCTGCTTACTAATATTTTGTAAGTTAGGGCGAGCACTAGACCACCTTCCAGTTTCCTTGGTTTGATAGACATGAGTACGAACTTTGCCATCGTCACAGCATAAAGAAGCAAGACCATCATCATACTCTAGGTTGCCGTCATCATCGTACATGGACTCTTCTGTTGCATCATCACACGCTGGAGGATGTAACACAGTCTTAAGCACTTGATCTAAAAAGCGGTAATCACGCAGCTGATTTATTAGCTTTGCTTTACCCTCGTTAGTAGTTGACTGGGCTAACAGAGATAAAATCAGTTTGTTAGTAGACGGAGCATGCTCCGCCATCCTACCTGACTTTTTAACTTCACCCCAGGGCTTGGGTGGTTTACTTGTATCAAACAATGGATCTAAGTTTAAGCTAACTGCACCCTCTGGTCGCAATCTTATTACATCTCCAGTCTTCTTATCTTTCTTACCATTAAGAAGATGACCATAAAGTAATTCTCGCACATGCTGTGTAGACCTAATGTTAAACTCAGGCCACTTGATTTCTGTGCGTATCTTTACTTCAAGTGTATTCTTTGCGTGCATAAATCGCTTGGTTAGAAAATCAATACGATCTTTGTCTACAGTAATTCCGGTGCGATGTATCTCCAACACTGCAGGAGTTGCTATTTGAGATTCCCAGAATGCTTCTCGACAGTTATTACCTTCGTAATCCTCGTCAAGTAACACAGCTAGTTTGTAAAACAAACGCAAAGTAACATCGGCATCGTACATACCATAAGGCAGCAAAATTTCATCGGGACATTCACCATATCCGTCTAGATCCGCATTCATTATACCTTTTGATTTGCAGTAAGATATCTTCCAATGCTGCAATTCTTTATCATATCTCGGTGCAGAAGTATAACGCATTGCCAGAGTTTCCAGCTTATAGCTAGCTGTCTCCTCAATAGCATGTGCCATCAAGCCTGTGTCTGCACCGCCCTCAAACTTAGTGCGATACCACGCAGGTACTATTTCTTCTTCTGTAAACCCTTCTTTCTGATAAAGTTTAAACAACTTCTTATCCGCATTTTCTGCCTTCATCTCATAGTCGAACAATTGGCAAGAGAAACAAGCTTGGATGTTGATTCCATAATCTAACAACCACTCTAAGTCTGCATTGAAGAAATGACCAACAACTCGTTTACGCCTAAACTTAATTTCTTTGATCTCTTCGGCATCTTTGTATTTAAAGACACCACCAAGAAAGAACATGTTTAGAAGTTTAAGAGTTTTGTCGGGTAACTGCCTTGCTCTGCTAGTAGCAAAACCGGGAGTCATCTCACCGCCAGCTTCGTGAAACTTGATACCAAGTGCTTTCTTCTCGTACCAAGAAATCTGCATAGTTCGCATGTAAGCATTTTTATTAATAGGATGCTTTCCATGCCACTCCGCATCTACTGCAATCAAGCTGTCTCTCTTGTCTTCGTCCTTCTCGATGCTGATGAGTTGTTGTAATAAATCCCAATGGTTGTCCACCACTCTATGATCTATTACTTCTGAAGCTCCAATCGTTACTCCCTTAGTTAAAGCGATGAAACGAGATATTCCGTTTTCTAGCTGTCTGCCCGCAGATTGATCTCGAAGCACTTGTCTAGGGTGAACTACAGTCATGACCTGTGCTTCTTTCCAGTGCTGCTCTTGGTCTCTAGCAGTAAAGGCGACATTGTAGCGTAGTTTTTCTACTCTACCTTCCATCTCGCCTACACCCGCAGTACCTCCAAGCAAAGCTTTACTAACATCGGCACCCAGACAAAGAATGTACTTGGGCTGCACAATCTTTATCTCTTGATAGAGCAGATGCATACAGTCTTTAATCCAGACTGCTTTCAATGTAGTTTTGTAATCTGGAGGACAAAACTTAACTAAATTCGTTACATAAAATTTAGTTAAATTAAAAGCTTTTAACTTACGGAATGTTTCAATCAATAAGGAACCATCTGCACCTGCCATGCACCTCCTTCTTTTGACTTCTTCACCCCAAGGATTACGACCGATGATCATTACATCTGCAGGCACCGGCCCGCTAGGATCAATTGATCCTAACAAATGGCCCAGTACAAATTCTGCTTCTTTATACTGATGAGGTCCAACTTCTACATCTAAAGTAAAAGGAGAAACTCGTAATGATTCACGGATTAAACCCATTAATTCATTACTGTATTCCAACCTTTTTGCTTTAGTTTTTTCACCATCAGCATTCGTTATTGTTTCTTCAACCAGCTTGGATTCGATGTCCCCTAGACCTAATACATGTCTAAGAAACGCAGAGTTAGAAGGTAAAGGAGGCAAGCCGGGAGCTGCTAAAGGGAATACAGCTCCGCCTAATTGCACTTCATGCAATCGTTTTTTATACACCATCTCAACTGCTGCAGAAGAAGTTTTAACCGCTGGAGTAATTCCACCTCCTCCCGCTATCTTTATCTTTCGTGCCATTTCTACCTCTTTTTCCAAGAAATAATTACACCTTTATCACCAGCTTGCTTCGTAATATATTCACGAAGCATTGTGCGGGCTAAGGAACCAGGATCGGTTCCCTCTGGAAGTTGCACGCTGCAAAATCCGGATTTTAACCGCTCATTTAAATCAGCTTCAATTTCGTTAACTTTTAACGCAAGCTTGTCTTTAACATCTGGGTCAAACAGCAACACTCCTGCGTAATCTTTAAAATGCTGTCTAAAGAGAGTTTGTTGTTCATTTGTTAAAGTTGCACCTAAGGTGCATACAGCTTGAGGTCCCACTCGCCACACATCTGTTACCCCCTCGACAATAATACCCACTTCATACTGGGAAGCATTCCCAAGGTTATAAAGGATATTTCGTCTAGGTGTTCCAGGTGCTGTGTAATACTTAGGCAAGCTAGATTTCTTCCAATCCGTCTCGAAAGCAGCTCTAGCTTGCCACCCTACCATCTGCTTGTCATGGTAGATAGGAATGATTAAACGATTCCTACATATGTACCGGTCACTAGTGTGACACCAATGCACATTGTAAAAACGACCAATCTTATCTGGGTCAAACCCTCGTCCGGCTAAGTACACATTGGCTTCATGTGTGCTTGGAAGCTTATCAATCCTAGTCACTTCACCGGGCCAGCTTGTCCTTATTTTTGAAACATCAACCGTTCGTCCTTCACGCAGCTGAGCTTTGCGAAGATCTACTAAATGACGGCCCACCAGCATCTGCTCTAACTCCTCATAAATATGAGCAGTTTTAAGCGACAGCGGACAACCTCCATTAAAACAAGTAGCAAGATGAAGCTGAGGTTTACCCCATTGATTTTCAGATCCGTAGCAATGGTTAATATAACAACGAAACCTTGTATCGTTGCAGAAGGGACAACATACTGCGTAATATTCGCCAGCATGTATAATCACTTCTTTTGGTTTACCTGTAATTAAATCAATGCTTGTCTTTCGTATTTGCTTCTCTCCTACTTGCGAGATACGCACATTACCAAACACGGCTTTGCACCTACGAAATAAAGCTCGATTTAAAGCATTTTTCTCGTCATTGTTCATTGGCTCCTCGTTAGTGTTTAACTTTCATCTACATTTATGTTTGAAGTATCGGGCGGGGCAGGAGTAGCACTTGCGTGGTCTTCGTTATCAGCAAAATGATCAAAAGAAGGATCATTTACATTTGCACCCACAGATTTCATTGTGGACTTCTCCACAATTTGCCCACGGCTATCTATGTGATAGTTGTTAAGCCCTACCACTGAGTTGTACTCGCCATCTACACGGATAATGCTTGGAGGCACTCGCCGGAAACGACGATGCTTAGTACAGGCAATTTGGCCCATCGAGTCTGAATTTAGATTACCTATTACAAAAGAAAAATCTAAATTCTCACCAAAGCTTTTACTGCCTTTTGCATCAGTATGATGCAAAGTTTTTGTAGGACTTAGCATGGAGTTAGCTGCACCGCTAAGCTGATGTAATACAACAGTATGGCAGCTAAATGGTTTACTGATCTCTCTAACAATCCGTGCTACTGCATTTTGATATGTTTTGTGATCTTCTTGCCGTCCGCTTTCTTGCTGTTTTAGAGTGGTATCCCTATCCACCATCAACCCAAGATAATCGATGATCACATTACGCACATAGTAAGAAGAGCCACGAGTACGCAACTCTAACTTAATACGCTGCACAATCTCATCGATCCCATTACTACCCGCAGTTGGATAATCTTTGTCGCTACCTGAAAAATCTAAACACAGCGTGTGGCCATTCAACCAAGTTATGGCATTCTCCACACGAACTCGTTCTGGTTCAAATACCCCATCTTTGATTTCTTGTGCAAATATCTTACGTTCGTAATCTAATGGAGTTTCTGGATCGTCTAACAAAGAGTCTAACCCTTCCATGCCCATCTTATCTAAGCTGGCCCGATTCACCCTTGCTGCATACATTAACGCACGATGCAGAATCTCGGGTGCCTTAGCTGCTTCGTAAGTAACCAGCACAGAAATACCATGCCTACCCTCGCTATTCTCTAACTTCTCTTCATAGGATTGCTTTGCAGCTTCGCACCACAGCATGACTGCTAAGGTAGTTTTACAAGTACCATAAGGTGCCATGATGCCATAAACTTCGCCTTCCGCACTACCACCACCAAGATACTTGTCTAAGAAACCAAGCCCTGTTGTGCGAATAATCCTAGGGTCACGTTTGTCCCAGCCAGTTTCAAAAGTAAGCGCCGCCTTATCTTTAATGCCCATTGTCTTGAGCATTTCTAATTCAAGCAGCGTCTTTTGCAAAACAAAAGGTAGATCTTCTATTTCTCCGTTTTTGTGAAGAGCTAGTTTTAAACTGTCGGACTGCGCAAACATTAAAAAGCGTTTGCCCGCTCTAAGTGCAAATTTCTCTAGCCACTTAGTGTGCACATCTTCCCCATCTAATGTGTCCGGATCGGCCGCATAAGACAGAAAATCCTCAAGATCTAAACGGCTAGCCTCTGAAATGATTTCAGAATCTTGCTCAAGCATAGATTCTAAGTCTGCCCATATTTCGGTAAAACTGGGTAAACAATTGTTTTCTTTATGAAAGTCTAATAAAACCCGATAAAGCAATTGATAGCTTTCATCGGCAAAATGAACGACAGTCAGTTTACTTTTAAAATGAGAAAATATTGTTTCATTCTGCATTAGAATTGTAACAAATAATCGCAAGTGAGCAGCTGACAGCCGACCTTGTTTTCGGTCGCTTGGCATGTGCATCCTTTCTCGCACAGAAGTACATCGTTAACACCTTGCAGCTGAAACTATCTCAGCTGCCGCTACACTAAAATCCGATGGAACTAATTTCCCCAACACCGCTGTATACAGTTGGGGAAAGAGAGTGTAATCCATTGCCGCTAAAAATTCAAACTGCTTTGCTACTTTATTTAATTTTTCAATATGCGGATCTGTTTTTGGCAGACTTTCGCAAGTAGAAGTTGCTATGCAATATTTAAATAAAGGAGACAATTCTAATCTAGGGTCAATCAATGCGTAATATACAGATAGGCTAAGTGAATACCCATTTCCTTTTTTAAGTATAACAATTGCAGTTTTGATCCTTTGGCTTTCTGCAATGAACTGGCAGCGTAGATCATTTTCTGCTTTTTTTACAAAATCAATAACTAGTTCCACAGTATTAGGTGCTGCCAACTGGCCTAAAGCAGGCACAGTCAATGCACTACCACGCAATATGTAAAAAAGAACACGAACATAATGAATAGGGTTTAACTGATTCATTTGCTCAATCTTTTTGTACATAGCTTGCCATTGATTTGTGGTTTTTCTTTCTTCTGGTGTGTCAAACTTAGACTTACCATCTAAGCTTGAAGCAGGCTGGTAAGAAACCGCAAATTCACCTTGGCGAAACCGGTCTAAAACTTGTCTCTCTTGTACATAAGTGTCTTTAAACAATTGTACTTCTGTCGTTAACCCTGTAGCCTCGTTACCCGATGACGCTCGAGAATTTGCACCGGGGATAGGAGGGCGACTAAATTTATATTCGTTTTCCATTGTATTCCTTTTGTAATCCCGAAGATGGAAAAGATTGTTCCCAGTTATTAAGTGCATAAGAAGCACAGCGGTTTTTTGCTCGTGTTTTAAATGTGTAATTAAACTGATCTAGGTAATCATGGACTTGCCCATAAGGTTTGTCCGCTGAAATTCTAGATACTCTACCAGGAATTTGAATGTCGTTAATAGGGCTACCGCCACCATCTGCCCTAATTAGAACAGCCAAACTGTTAAAAGATACACCGACATTCCACACTGTGGTACATATCACTTTTTTTAAGATACCTTTTTCAAAATCTTGTGTTAGCTTCTGCCTTCGATTTAAATCCATTAAAGGCTCATCTGCTTTGCAGAAACCTCCACGAGCATAGTGTGCCCGATCCATCTGACTTAGTCCATTCTCCATGTATACTAAAGTAAAGTTCGGTAACTGTTTCTTTAAATTAAAGGCATGCTCTATCGTCTCGACTGTGATCAATACCTGCGTATCATCGTCATAGCGTTTAGCATCTTCTGCTATTCTGCGGTTACGATATTCGTTACACCAAATACCTTGCCGTTTCTTTTTTACATCTTCTGCGTCCATACATGGATCTTGATCCATCACTACAGAAGTCCATTGGACTTTAATAGGAACCACCATGCTGGCAGATTGTGCTTGTGCGTAATTTACTTTAAAAATAACAGGACCAAACATGCCTAAGTTTCTAAAGTCTTTACCATCCCAACGAAGATCATGCGATGCAGACAATCCAAAATTACGACTGTTCTGCCACCTTGCCAACTCACCAGAAGCTTTGTCCGCAGAAAGCTCATGACACTCATCCCCGATAAGGATATCCGCAGTAGCTGGGCTATGATGTAAGGAACCAACTGTATAACACATCACCCGCTTGCCCCGAACATTCTTAGTTCCACCTACAATGCCAACATCTCCTACCATCTGGCACAGCTCTGGGTAAATACGATCTCGTAATACAGATACCCGCTTGGTAACCACATCAATTTTTGTTCTTGGCAACAAAGAGGCAACTAACCCAATCATGAAAGATTTACCGAAGCCGGGAGGGCAATCAAAACGACCGCAGCGGTTTGCTAAAACTTTATCCAGAAATTCCTTTTGATTTGCTCTAAGCTTATATTTGTTAATGTTCTGCCATTGTGGTTCTAACTTTTTAGGATCCATAGGGGATAGATCTTTAAATTGCACATCATATCCAGCTTGGGTAAGCGTGCTACGCAGCAGTTTCCAAAACCCATAGAAAGTCACAATGCGTTGTTTGTAATCGATATCCATAAGTGTGTGTTCTTGTACTTCTAATACAGAAAGACCTTGTTGCTTTCGCTCTTTTGCCTCGTAACCAAAATAACATTTTCGTTCTGTAAAACTTAAAACTGGCTTGAGCAACTCAAGCATGCTATCTGTCGTTGGGTCTAGATAAAGTGTATTCCCAGTCTTATATAATGTGACAATTTGTTTGTCCATTTACACTGACTCCTTCTTGCATTTTTGGATTAATTGATTAGAATGCAGCTGTGGGTTGGCGAAGCATCGCACCCGCTACACTTACCATCGGCTGGGCACCGCACCTAGCCGATGGTTTTTTAATTAATCCATAGTATTATTTTGAGATTGTCTTCGTGGATGTATGTTCACAATTTCGTAATGTCCATATTTACCAGGCTGCCACGGAGACAACCCTTTATACTTACCTGCAATTTGCATCAATGCCCAGAAATCTTGATCGTCTATTTCAGACGGCACTACACAGTTTATTACAACAGTTTGATTAGCCATGATTGATTCATGCAAAGACCAACGCTCTCGCCCATTAGCAGATTTCTGGTAGAAACAACGAGTTAGACATTTGTCTTTAATCTCCGCATCAAGCCCTATATCCCAACAGATATGCTTAACGGCTTCTTGATGCCTACCTAACATCTCTGCAGCTAACTTCATGTTTGCATGATGCCATGTAGCTAAAAACAAAATCTTACCATCTCGACCAGGACTTCGTTGGAACCGAAAACGACCTGTCTTCTTTTCTTTTTCATTCCCCAAACTAGGGGTGGTGAAACGAATTCTTACAGATAATTCACGCACAGCTATTCTCCAAATTGCTTTAAAAAACTGTCTTTGACTAACTTATTGCTAAAAAATATTCGAGGATCAAACTCAGCATGCTTCACGCTTCCGGATAACCAGTTACGTGCTATAAAATGCAATAACCGCTTACAAGTTCGATACACCTCTTTCTTGTCCGTAACATCGCAAGGAATGTCTAGTAAGAGAGGGCTATCCGCTGGCAGAGCTTTTACAGCTTCAACCAATAGACGAGCCCTATCTTGTTTAGCATCAAGTTCTGCTGTCTTTTTCCTTATGCGTAAATTCCAAAACTTAGAGAACTTAGCAAAAGGCATTAAACCAAAATGACTGTTTAACCGAGTCAATCTATTAGGATGCTTTACATTAAAGTACCAGCGTGGATCTACTATTGCAGCAAGTATATCTAGCACTAGATCGGTGTGTTGCTCTATCTTTAAAAATTGCCAGAAAGGATAAGTAATATGCTGCGGATACCAATGTTGCAACCTATCTTGTATTTTTGGGGAGGAATCATAAAGCTGTTCTTGCTTTACCTCTAACAATAAAAAATTACGATAGCTTGTACTGTCTATGTGATGCCAAGTATGTGGCAGATTATCATGCGGATTCAGCACAGAAATACAATTTAACAGCTGCAAACTTGAATTATGATACCTACGGCAGATCCGAGGAGAACCCACTAATAAATTACCTTTTATCTCCTTGTTAATCAAAGCTAAGTACAAGGAGATAATGACTTTATAATTCTGAGGTACTGCAATCACACGATAAGTCGTTGCCAGCAGTTTACTTGGGCGATACTTTCCAATTACCTGTGTAGGTATACCTTCTGGAGTATTTACCCAAGTAGTGCCATCGTGATCTATGTGAATACAGGTCATAAGTTGTCTCAACAAACTTCACCTTTTTTTATTTCAACCAGTTGATCAAAAACTTTACCGAGTTCTTGTACATGGGTAATGACAATCAATTGATGGTCTGCCCCTACCTTCTTTGCAAGTTGTTGTAATGCCTCTTGGAAGAAGCTTACATTATCTGCATCTAAGCCAGAGGTTGGCTCATCAAGAAACATCATCCCTATATTATGCCCAAAAACACGATCTAAAGCTGCACGAAAAGCGATAGAAAGTAGAACTTTCTGCCCTCCACTTAGCTGTTTTGCCTTAACTGGCTCTTGTCCGGCAAAAAATACATTAAAGGTTAGGTCTGCATCTGCCTCCACATAGAACGGATCGTTAAACATTTGAAGGTTGGCATTGATGTCTCCAACCAACAATTGAAGGTTTGACTGTGACACGATCTTAGGCAAGTTATTCCAATGAAATACATCTCCAGCGGAACTAACTGTGTCTAACAGCTTACGCACTTTTTCACGCTCTGCCATCTTAGCAGTAAGCTGTTCTAAGCTTTGCTTAGTACGAAGCCAAGACCTCTTAGCTTCTTGAAAAGCTCCTACAGATTTCTGCCAAACAGCAAGAGCTTCTTGATGTTGAGCTAACCGTATCTTTGCAGTCGAGACTTTGTCCACAGCAGGCATTTGTTTAATTTGTTTACTTAGTTTACTTTTTTGCTCTAACACATTTTTAAGCTCGCCTTGAAACCCTGCTATGTGATGCTGTTCTTGTTTAACATCTTTCTCTAAGTAAAACTTTTGTTGCTCTATATCAAGATTTCGAGCGATCAAAGCCTTGGCTGTATCTATGTGCTCATCGTTTACCCCTACTAGTTTCTTAGAAATTAACTCAACCTCTTTTTCTACTTCTTCTAATTCTGCTGCCGCATCCATACAAAGTTGTTGGCAAATTTTATATCCCGCTTGATACTGCTCTAACTTCTTGTCATAGATTTCGGAGTAAGTCAAAATACGAACAACTTCTGCAAGTCTGGTTATATTTCTTAGATACTCTACCTTTACCTGCTCGACATATTCTTTTGTAACTTCTTGCTGGCATTGCGTACAAAGACGATTGTCCGAATGTGTCAACAATGTAGCTACTTGTTTTATTTGAAACTCAAGTTCATGCTTTTCTTTAGTCAGTTGTTTTTGAAGTTTTAAATCCACATAATCTTTATTAGATTTAGGCTTACTTCGTTTCTTAAGCTCAGCCACTGCTACATGCTCATCGTGGATGTCTTTTTTAGAGAAGAGGTTAAGTCGAGCTGTCTTATGCACTTCCACTAGGTCTAACACTTCTTGAGCTACTGCTAACTTGTTTTTAAACTTAGCTTGCCAAGCTTCTCGCCTAGCCAGCTTATGCTTAGATTGGCTTTGCTGCAGCTCTTCCAAAGATAGTTCTAGCCTTTCAATTTTATGTTTTACTTCTTTCAACTGAGTCTGCGCTTCTTTACCTAAATCATACTGCGAAAGCAATAACTGACGTGCTTCCAGCTCTTCATCCGTTAAGATGTGTAGCTTGGCAGCTTTACCTACCTTACTGTGCTCCGTCATCGCTGTGCGAGTTTCGGTAATAGCGTCTTCTAGCTCCACGCTATTGTCCACTACCTCAATACTTTGCTGCCTCGCTACATAATCCATGCATACCTTATGAATGCTAGATGCTGCTTCCGTGCCACACAAGTACTGAAAGGTCTTAGCTCTCTCGCTAGCTGTCTGATCTAAGAAACTAAACATTTCCCACTGATTGACAAACACATACTTGTCAATCACTGCTTTACTGATGTCGAGGTAGTTAATAATTGCTTCGTTCACATCTGTAGTTTTGTCAAATACAGATATGCCTATCTTAAACTCGTTCTTGTTGGGGCGCAGCCACCTTGTTAAGGTAAACGATTGACCTTGGTGTTTACCTATTACACGAATGTAACTTGGATCGCTGCTGCCATTTGTAATGATCTCGGCTTTAGTACCGCCAAGGCGAGTGAAGTCATTAGTCAACGCTGCATAAATTGCGTTGACTAATGTTGATTTACCCGCCCCATTGGCTCCTACAATACCAACAAGACCACGCCCAAACTTAACATTTAAGCTTTGGTGCGGGCCTATGTTCTTAAGCTCTACTTGTTCGATATACATGGTAACTCCTAAGCATGGGATTTAACCCACTGTTGTAATGCTTGTTCAGGGTCAGGGCTTTGTAAAAGCGTTAACACTAGGTCATGGACTAGAGGTTTCTCTGATTTGCTTATGCATGCGTCCACGCATTGCATCATGCCTATGCGATCTCCAGAGACAACTTGAACATCTTGTTCTTCTACCCCAAATTGTTTCTCTTCTTTTTGTTTGAAAAACAAATGAGCTTTTGATTCAAAGTGTTGTTTGAATCTACCTACCAACTCGATGTCACCAGATGTGTGCAACAAATGCAGCAAAGGCATTGCTATTTCTGCCGGTATTGCATTGTCTTCAGCATAAGCTGCAGCTTTAACCAGTTCTGCTTCTGTCATTAGTCTTAAGACTTCCCAAGAGCCTTTTGCTATAGCCGTATTTAAACGAATGCATCTACGACTGTATAAAGGCAGAGTTTCTATTATAAGCTTCTCTGTCGAGTTGTATTTTTTATCGTAATTCTTAATCAAGAATACTTTCTTATCCACTGGCTCAGAAATGCTACGCATGTGCGTACTACCAGGACTTAACACAGTCAGATCCCCATGGTGATGAATCAAATTCATATGGTAATCGCCAGTGATTAGATACTTTACGTTTGAAGGGATGTCACTGAAACATCCTTGTGGTTTAGCCATGTCTCCCATAAAGTCTCGCCACACTTGATGGCAAACAAGTATGTTGGATTCTTGTGCTAAGTCACTTTTAAGAAATTGTTTTAATTTCTCTTCACTGCTCTGGTAATCGCATCCGGCAATTTGCCAGCTATCAAAAGTTCTGTTGTGTTCATGCAGCCAAACGGCCTTAGTAGCTGCTTGCAACCAAGGGCTTTCTTGATACTCATGCTGCCCTTGGTTATAGTAGACTCCAATACCTGTATCCGTTAACTTACGAACACCGGCTAAAAGTTTATGGATGGGTTCCGAGACATTGACTTGCTTGTCAAGGATGTCTCCTGCAAGGATGACTGCCTCGACTCCATGCTCGAGGGCTAGAGTTACAATCTGGTCCCACGCATAATAACTATCTCCCTCAATAGGGCGATGAGTCCAGACTCGATTACTGAGATGAAGGTCACTCGTTACTAAGATATTCATGAGATACTCCTATGGTTAAAAATATACAGATAGTTGCTATGCCTATCTGCGAATTGTGTGATCGGCTTACCATTGCACAACTAAAACTGCAACGATTGCCCTCTGATGAACTAGACAAAGGTTTACTGCGAAAGCAAATCGCATACTATGAAACTGGGATTGATTATACTGATCCTAAAATCTGCGACTTGATAGCAGCTTTGCTTGATATCAATGGACAAATGTGGGATGCCGAACACGACATACGCAAAGGATTAGATGAAATACTAGGGCTCTCCGAAATAGGAAGACGAGCTGTTAAAATCCGGAATTTAAACTGCATTAGAATTGCCATCAAAAATAAGATTACTATGCTGGCCGGACAACCTGAGTTTAGTGACTGCAAAATGAATCATGTTAGTCAGCGTTCTAACAACTCAGATACAACTGAATCGCCATCGTTATAAAACAACGCTACAGTCTCATAAGTTTCAATCCATATTCTAGCACCATTCTTTAATGGCTTATTCATACTCTGTACAATGCGTGCAACCTCGTTACCTTTTTTATCGTAGATGATCACTGAGTTGCCTCGTAAGCTGCGACCTCGTCTATGCACGGCAATCACAGGATCATCTTTCCCGCTTCTAATGTTGTTCCGCATGTCTGCTCGAGATACATGCATCCGGCAGATGCTTGCTCTAGTCTTCTTCCCCTTGGAAGGTGTCGAAGTCAATTTCGTCATTGTCTGTTCCTCCTTGAATATGACTTAGCTCTCCAAGAGCACCTTTAAGCCATTTGAAAAACTCTTTCCTTGTCTTTTTAGCCAATTCCATACCTTTGGCTTCTCGCCTCTCAAAGTCGAGAAATGCTACAGACAGCAATAGTGCAGCTGCCTTCACGGTTGTGATGCGGTGAAACACACACGCATCTGAATTCCATTCTTCTTCCTCTTCATAGTTCCGCACGATAGCGTCATACTTCTCTCGGATGCGTCTTAAGGCTTGCCACGACATAAACATATCGGGCACAGCCAGCCGTGTAAACTGATTTATCGCTGCATCTGTTGCCAAAGGTTCTTGCCCCATCTTCCTAATAAAAGGAGTGTCGGGTGCGTTTAACCTAATAGCTTCTTCATTGGCCCAGTCAAACTGTGCTGCAGTCCACTGATATAACTCAGTCAAATTAAAGAATAAGTCTCGTGGGCTACCGCTGTTTTTGGGGTATGGGGGTGAATTAATTTCCATCGATGTCTCCTCTTTGTTTGTATTTAGTAATGCGTAGTAAATGAGCGTCAGATCTAGTCAATAACGAATAAAAACTTTGCAGATTGTCAGAAGCAAACAAGGTTGCCCAAGGAAAACGCAAAACTGTCGCCATTGCTCGAACAATGTTAGTGTTAGTTCCTCCTTCAAAAGTTGTAAAAGTTAAGCTAGGGTGTGCAGCAAGCCTAGTCAATTGTTTAGACAAATCACAATCAGCGGGCACAATCTGAATGCCAACATGCCGTAGTTGTAAGCTACCTTTTTCTGGGTCGATATAAGGAGCACACAATTGAACAGTAGCCAAAGCAGAACACCACTGATGTGGGCCGTAGTCAGAACGAAAGAATGGTAATTTTGTTAAATTCCAGTTTTTAGTTCGTTGCCAGGCCACGACCTTGCAAGGTTGTCGCACATCTTTAGGGATGCACGACAACGTTACATAGATAGGATACAACCACCTACGCACAAAACACCATGGGCACACTTTTGGATTGTTGCAAAACCGAGTAATAGGTTCGACATCAAACCCAACTGGGCAACAGTTTAAAGCGTAAGTGTAAGCAAGCCGCTTTGCCGGATCTTCTCGCATTACTCGATAGTATTGCCATCGAAGATTTTTCTGCAGCAAATAAGTTCGAATTGCATCTGAGCTGTGCGTAGTAGGCAGTGTCTGCAAAACACAATGGCGTAAAAGTGCCAAAGCCGTATGCTCGGGTTTAGGTTTCAGCTTGTGCTTGACCACACCTTTAATGAACTTAACCTCTGTCTCTGTCTCAACGATTTCTATGTTGTCCATAACTCTCTCTCACCAAGTGAACTGGGTACCTAGGTAAGGCTTACGAATTTGAACTGCAGTTATTTGATTTTGTTGCCTCTGAAACTTTAACACTTTGCTGACTTCAACTATACTTCGCCATAAGAAAGCTATTTCTTTTTGTTGAAGTACCTGTGAAGTTCCAAAAGTTATAGCAAAAAAGTCAGGAACAAATATCGTGTAACCTATTGGAAACTTGTTGTCAGTTAAGTGTTTACAAAACTGCTTTAACTCTTTGTCCCAATTCCGCATGATGTCTGTAATCTTTGCATGGTACCCCAACCGATTATTGATGGCTTTATCATCCTGTAATAAAGCAATATAGTTATTCATTTTTTATTTCTTTCTCTTTCTAGATTTTGATTGCTGCAAAAATGCCATGACCAATGAAACCCTTGTTCAATGTGGCACCCATGCGTTTCAGCTATCTTGTCTAGTTTAGCCCATTCCTTCTTTCCAGTACCGCTATTCAGTAAGTGATACAATGTTCCTTCCGCAACAAAGACCACTTCTCCAAATGCCATTTCTCCTTCTTTTTCTTTCCATTGTTCAGCCGTGTAGGTTTTTGTGTCGATGTACTTTGATACAAACTTATCCACAGCTTTAAACAGTTTTTCTTTAGTTTTAGTCTTAAGCATTGTTGTTATCCTTTAGATTGTAGATAAATGCCTCTGTTCGTTTTTAACCGGTCCTTGGCTTCAATCTTAGCGGCAGCTACCGAGCTGCATTTGAATAGGTAGCCATTAATAATCAAAGTGACTCCAGCCTTGTCATCACTTTCTAAGATAGTTGCAAAGATGCCATTGGGGTAGTTGTATCTATACACAGCATGCTTAACCCCATTGGTCTTTCCTCGCTCCACTTGCCATCTTGTCATATCAATCTCCTGTTTAAGCGTCTACTTCATAACCTTCAAACCAATCTCCAAGTTTTGCCGTCCTAGCTTTTGCAAGCGGCAGCACAGCCGTCTTAGAACTTGTCTCAGGATCTGAACAATGCTTCTGAGCTTGCTCAAGGGTTAACCCTCGATGAAGCGTCCTTGGTCTTCCTTTAGAGTAAAACCTTATAATTTTGTATCGTAGTTCCATATGTTAACTTTCTTTAAAATAAGAGTATAAGTTACAACACAAGTTCACAACTTTGTGACTTTGTGGTATTCTAATGTAATGATAGAAGAAAAGCTAAGAAACGGCATCGCTACGCTCCTCTACCCCTACCTCACAGTCTAACCCATACGCGCTCGAGATGGGGCCGTCCATCTCTTTGCTATTCTCATAGATGTCTACGGCCACCCCTTCATCCGTGCTGTGGATTCGAATTGCAAACCCTTTCACAGTAAACCAGCCACAACCGCTAGTTAAGGCATAGTCCCCATCTTCTAATTCTTTACTTTCCATCGGTTCTCCTTGTTAAATTTGAAAGCTAAAGCCAGTGCCGGATCTCAAGGGGCGACACACATCGAAAAAGAGTCGCCTTCTTCTTAACACTGGCCTTAGTCTGCGTTCAATAATAAAAGCGCACTGTTGTGAGCTTGATCTGAGATCTGAGCTGCGGGTAATCCCGTAGCTTCTGAGATTAGGTTAATTATCTTCTGCTCTGCTATGTTGTCTAACTTATCCCTGTGCTTCATTACTAACTCTATCATTAACTTGAGCATTGGTACTGCTTGTACCTTTATTGCTTGATTCTCCCAAGTACCTTCTTCTTTATTAGTCCAAGCCATAATAAAAGCCATAAATTTTTTATGGCTTTTACTTATTTCATTTAATTCATTTTGGTTCATTACATTCCTTTTGTTAAAAAGAAAGACAACCATAATTAGTTGTCTTTCTCTATACTGTAGTAGAATAACACAAGCTCACAACTTTGTGATTTTGTGTTGTAACTATTGATACATATTGTAGGACGATTTATTTTAATGTCTACAATTTTAAAATTTCTTTTTCAACTAAATTAAGAATTTGATGAAGCAGCTTTATACTTGTTTGAATTTCTGATTTAGGTTGGGTTTTAACTTTAGCAGCTACTGTTTTGGCAGCTACTATCAACTTAGGTACACTTGATTTCATTTGCCATGCAGGTCTAGTTCTACCCGCTCTAATTGTAGACAGATGTCTTTCAATTATCCCTGCTTGAACTAGCTGACTCCGGTATATTAATACCGTTGCCTTACTTAGCCCTGTTGCTTTGACAATGTCTATGTCGCAAACACTACCCATTTGCTTGATGTATTGACAAATCTTTTGCTTGCCTTTGTTAAAACCTTTCGTGTAGTCTTTCCGCATTATGCTTTCCTTTCTTATTTTTTGTTAAGACAGTGAGGTATCTGCATTTCATTTAATAGTTTGGTACAACGTGCTATAGTAACTTCTCCAAGGTTTTGAATGCTTTCTAAATCTTCAACAGTTAATTTAGCTAAATCTCCTATAGTTAATAATCCATAGTTTTCTAGCGTGTTAGCTACACGGACGGGCAGCCCAACATCTGACAACGATATAGTCTGACATTGTTCAATTCTGTCTTTCTCTTTTTCGTCGTCAGACATGAACTGCACCCAGAGTTGATCTGGGGGTTTTCTTCGTTTACGTTTGACTGGTCCGCCATGTAGTTCCATTTAGCACCTATGAGTTAAAAAACATTTAGCCACAAGCTTAGCAATGAACTAAGCTTGTGGCTATCTTTTGTACCTAAATTATGTAATTTATTTAAGTTAAACCATCTACGATTTGTTCTCGTAGCGTTTCTTCCACAGCTTCTGCTAGCTCTTCAATACCTTCAGCTTCCATCATTGCTTTGACAATGTCATCCACCAACTCTGGCTGTGCTTCGTCATCTTCGTACCTTGGGTCTTCAAAGAATGATTCCATTACTTTTTGGTTTCGGGCATAAATACCTTCTGCTGTTGTTGCATTTACTTGATCCATAACTGCTACAATGTTGTCATAAGCATTGCCCCAATCCATTTTATTGTCTATGAAATTACATAACCATTCCCAGTCTTTATCATCTTGTTTGTCAAACAAGTCAGCTTCCCAGTGAGCGAAGATGATGTTCTTAACACCTCGTTTCTTTACTTCAATTAATGCTTTGATTGCATCATCAATTTTCATGGTTTTCTCCTATTTGAGTGTTTAGCAAAATAGACACTTCTCTGGGTGTTTCCTTTACCCAGAGAAGTCCATTAGGATAAGTAGGGCCCGACACTTCGATGCAAGTAATTGCGGTGGAGTACTTTGACTTTTCTTCCCAGAACGCTTTTACAAACGCAGGGTTGACCCAGAACTCTTGACTACCACCACCGCCAGACCCTAGATTAAAGAATCGAACTGCTTTCATTTAAACCACCTTTCATACAAAGCACCAAGCAGCATTTTGAATTGCTATTCGGAGTTGCTCAATTGTTTGACAAGCTGGATGTTTCCAGCTTGAAGGTTTCTTTTCTCCACTAAACTCGTACTCTTTTAGAATTTTCTCAAAATCTACAAGAGCATATTTAGCCATGATTATTAGGTCGGCAACAGCAACGACTTTTCGTTCCATTTTGCCTACCATGTTTTTGTATTCCAGCACGGACATAAACCGGTCTGGTAACACATTTTCTTGCAATTTAATTTTTACTCTTTTTTCTTCTTCTTTTTCTTCTGTCATAGTTATTCTCCTTTAGTTTTTTCTTTAAAATCTTTCGTGGCTTGTTCCATTACTACTTTTTGCATGTAGGCTCCTACACGCATCCCTTTGCTATTTGCAGCAAAGGTTACAGTGGCATGTTGTTCGGGAGAGAGCAGCACCTTCATTGTTTTTTGGGTTGTTGGTTCTGCGATTCCGATTTTAGCTGATACATTCTTCTTCATGATACTTTTCCTTCTATTAAATTGATTGCTGGAAAATCAGCAGTGGCCGTAAATACACCTTCGAAATCTGGGCATAGCACTACACATTCGTTTGTAATGCCGAGACATCTTCCATCCTTTAGATGGACTACATCTACCATGACACCGCCTCCTGTGTCTTCGCTGGTTATCTTTGCTATGTAGGTCATGCTATATTTCCTCCATTATTGTAAATTCTTTTCTTATAATCCATGGAGTATTGTTTGCAGTACCGTAGGGTTGTTCTGGGCTTGGCACTACCCTTGAACATTCTTCATGTTCTTTCTTTGTTGGTCCCCAACAAAATGCTCTTAGTGGTACATCATTGAACCATCTGGGGAATCTTTTGCATTTAGGACATTTGCCTACTGCCTTTTGATATGTAGTAAAAATCTTCATTTTATGCTCTTTTTGTTAGAGTTGCGAGTCAGCTACTTCGCTGCCTCCTAAGCTTCTCAGTTTGTCTTTCCAAACCCTTCCATTGTAGGACACATATCCTACAAGCTTGTCTTTTAGAAAGAGGGGGCAATCCCCCCAATTACCTCCTCCTAGACCTTCAAGATTTTGCCATTCTTGAATCCTATCTCTCAGTTCTTTAATGGTATCGGCTCGCAATTCTATGCTTGCAATTTCTTCTTCTGGGTCTTGACCATGGTCAATGTTCCCATAAGCCTTAGCTTTAAGCTTTAGCCTCATCTTTAGTCCTTTCTTTAATTTGTTTAAAGATGCTCATATCGCAATCCAGAAATACTCCTTTGCAATTATGCCCAGTGATGATGATACATCTCATGTGTGGATCTACTGAATTACCTGCAGCATGCTCATGAATCATGCTGAAGCTGACTGGAAAGATAAAATCTTCCGGAAGTTCTGCTAGCAGCTCTGGGCTAAGAGTGCGGTTGTAACCTCTATTGATTGCCAACAAGTTGGCTTTCAGTAGTTCGGGTTTAGTAAAGAAAGGTATGTGACTGAATGACTTAGTTTCCATTAGAATCTCCTTGTTAGAATTGTTGTGACCAATTTTCAGTTGCAGAGCTATTGATAGCCCATACACCTGAATACGCATTATTTACAAATCTGGATTTTGACATTGCATTGAGATTACTCAACGACCAAATCCTATTTCTATTCCAAGCCCTAGCTGGGAGCTTAGCATCCCATGAACAATTTGCAGATCGTATTCTTCTTATCATTGGAACATTCCTTTCCAATAAGTAGCCCAGCCAAGAGACCAAGATTCTGATCTACTGTTGGGTACAAGAACTCTCCAACTTGCAGACCAAGAATGATTTCTTGGATAAGAGTAACTCCAAACTATAGCTTCTGTAAAAGACTTAGATTGAGTTCTTGGAAATGAGTTAGTTCTTCTTATCATTACCTCCTCCTTCTAGGTGACGGCCAGAGTGCAACCCCATAGTCAGACCATAGGTGACGATGTGCCCAGACTTTAGAAAATGCAGGGCCAGCACCCCAGCCGCCAAAGAATGGAACACCTTGTCCTTTAGCAAGTGTGCCACCCCACGAAGACCAGATATAACTGTTATCCCAAGATCCGGTCTTAGCATGTATTCTGGCTAGTTTTCTTATCATATTTCTTTCCTCACAGATGTGAGCTTAGACCAAGACCAAGACCAAGACCCAGCTCTTTCCCTATCCCAAGACCAAGACCCGTAATAAGATCCAACTCCAGAACTAGACTTAGGTTTAAGCCCAGTCCAAGACAAAGACCTATTCCAAAGCCTAGTCCAAGATTTAGCCTCATGTGTCTGTATCGGTGTTCTTTGCATCATCGCTTAGTCCTCCAAAGCACAGAGCGATGAGCTTGACAACTATTTATAAACCAATGAGACCAACTGTACTCAAGTTGGTTTGAGTCCGTGGCAATCTCAGACCACAATGATTCACGGCTCCAAGACTCAGAATTAATCCTTTCGTTTTTAGGTCCAAGTTTATTTGTTACCCAAGATCTAGACCCAGGCCATGTTGTTGCTTTCCATATCATGCGTCTGTCTCCCAAGACTTAGACCAAGTAGCAGATTTAGCCCAAGCTCCAGCCCAAAAGTTAGACTGAGACCAAGACCCAGCCCCAGACCAAATCCTAGACCAAGACTTAGCCCAACATCCAGCCCAAGACCCAGCCCCAGCCCAAGACTGAGACCAAGATTGAGACCCAGATCTTTCTTTCGTTATTTTCATGTGTCTGTCCTCCAACTCTTTGATCGAACCCAACTAGCTTCAGAGAATAGACGACACAAAGACCAGCAAGCAGCACAACTGTGCAGAGAAAGCGACCAAGGGTTAGTTGATGTTGTAGATCTTTTCATTTCTATCGCCCAATTTTTAGATCGATTTGACGATATTATCGTTCTCATTGAGCTGTCCTCCAAGAGTAAGAACGGTTGTACCATATGCCACTACCTACATCACTGTGGGTTCGCTCACGAAACCAGTTACCTGATTTTAAATCGTAATGATCCCATTGGTTGAACCACGAACATTTTTGTTGTCGGTTCCAAACAACAGAGATGATTACTACATTTGCTTTTCTTATCATTGAGAGCTTCTCCAACACCTAGATCTTTTCCAAGCTCGGTCCCAAGCCGCAGACTCAAAATTAATCAAAATCATAGATTTAGACAGAGGTAAACCCCAAGACCAAGATAAGGATTTAGCGTGATGACAAGAAAAAGTCCCGAACAAAATACATTTTGGTTTTCTTATCATATGCGTCCTTTGTAAGATTTAGACCCAGACCTAGCCCAAGACCTAGACTCAGCCCAAGAGCAAAACCTAGATATATTCCAAGATTTAGACAAAAACCAAGCCACAGACCAACCCCCAGCGCAATACCATGCCCATCTGGGTCCAGGTCGTATTTTTCTTATCATATGTCTCCTTTCCAAGAGGAAGACTCTATACAATCCTCAGTCCAAGTTCCACTAATACGCCATTCGTCTGCCCAAAGATTAGCCCATGTAGGCCAAGGTCTATACTTAGTTAAGCCCCACGACATGTTTGTATCGAGAGACCAAGAGAAAGATTGACCAAAAGCTTTTCTTTTTATCATCGGGTGTAACTCCAAGAATTAGATTTAATCTTTGGAAAGACCCACAAATAAGACCAAGATTTTCCAGAAGGTGTAGCAGTGGATCTGTGCCAGTGTTGTGTAAAGCAAGTTCCCCAAAACGACCAATCTGACCAATCCCTTGATCTAGGAGTTATTAATATTTTTCTTATCATGTTATCTCCATCCTATTCGAAGAATAGCTAGGTTCCAGTTTCGTGTTCCCCATACAAAACTGTAATGCCAGCGGCCTACCCAGCCTAAAGATCCAGAACCGGATAACAAAGATGCAGACCAGTACACAGACCCAGACCAATTACGAGATAGTTTTTCAGGAGCTCTCGCTGTTCGTTTGATCATGCGTTTGTACTCCACGACTCGGACATAGGTATGTTTATATCCATCGCCACCCAAACCCAACAATGAGACTCAAAATCAGTCCAAGACTCTGAATGTGCCTCAAAATTTGAATTTATACTATATCCCCAATTATCTAACCAAGATGATGATATATGTGCACTAACGCTCCAAGAATGTGACCCTGTCCATGCTGTTTTTCTTATCATGAGTTTTTACTCCAAAGCCAAGCTTCGTGTCTATTTCCAACCCATGCAGTAGACCTAGCCCAAGACCCAGGTCCAGATGGTAGATCTGCAACCCAAGATTTAGCATAATGCTGAGACCAAGCCACAGCTACATCTTGAAGTGCAAGTAAACTCCGAACAGATGTATTCAAATTCTCGCCCCAAGACTCAGACCCAGCAAAATACGCATTTCTTATCATAAGTTATCCCTCCAATGCCAAGATTCAATTCTATTTTTAACCCAAGCACCAGACCTAGCCCAAGACCCAATCCCAGACCAAGATTTAGCATAATTTTGAGACCAAGCCACAGCCACATATTGAGGTGCAAATGGCATCCAAATAGATGTATTAAAATTCTCGGCCCAAGACTCAGACCCCGCAAAATCTATACTTCTTCTTATCATCGGTATTACCTCCATCGCCATACGGCTACAGATTCGGGTTTAGCATGAGACCAACTAACGGACCAAGGATGTATATCATGAGTTGTTTTACTAGATGAATATACAGCGGCGATTGTTATAGAAGTGCTACAAGTCCAACTATTGGTCCAGAGCTTTGCTCTGGACCATGGCGGAATAGCTTTTATTATTCGTCTCATAATCACCCCCTTGTTATGCATCCAAGGGAGCGAAGCACCAGCGTGGCTGATAGATGATCTCTACCGCACCCAAAGAGATCACAACAGAAGAACCGATAGGATCCTCTGTGTTAGGTTGTTCTTGGCTAGATGCACCAGAAGTCTCTACTGCCCTAGCTTGGGCCAACACTAGGCAGTCATCAGCCACATGGCTGAGGATGCCACGGTAGTTGTAGCGGGCACAAAGCACCGCAACAGGTTGACCCAGAAACTGTTGTGCAATACTAGCCATGTTGCCAGCAAGGGTGCCATCGATGTTAACCAAAGCCACTTTGTTCTTTACTTTTGCCATAATACTAATTCCCTATATAAGATTGATTCCAACGAAAAAGGGAGCAGACATTCTGCTCCCTTGAATAAACTAAATAACATTAACAACGACACCGACTAGTCTGCTACTTTGCGTTCACGCTCTGCAGACAAGGGGTCATATTCCCTTTGGCGAGTTACACAGACCCAGCTGTTTGCTGGCAAGCGGATATCGCTGTGCTCATCGTGTCCTACGATGGTTTCTTCTTTGGAAAAGAGATAGATATCTCCTTTTACATTTACATAGCTTTCGACTTCGGGCCCTGCTTTGATGGCATGACTGTGACCAGTCACTTCTCCGAATGCAAGAATTCTAGATTCATGCTTCTTCATCTCCTTCAAGTCCTTGGGCTTAGCCACAGTTTTGAAAAAGATATCACCTTGACGACTTTGAAAATTCTTCATACTAGCTCCTTCGTAAGTTAAGATTCCTGTGAAGGTTGATACTTTTCAGCCTTCATGTAATTCGTCCATGCTACTGCTTCCAAACATGTTTTCATGGTTGGTGGCACGCATAAGAAGTAGTTCTTAAATGTGCCATCGGGTTCTGCAGTGGAGTTGACTACCTTGACATACAAGGTAGGCTCTGTGAAGACCCTTGGGATCTCAAACAGAATCCTTTCTCTTCCAAACTGATCCACATCCTTGTGGATAATTTTAGTAGTAGGCAGGGCCATAATCTTTTCTAGACCTATGACCTTCATGCCTACATATCTTACCTCAGTGTTTGGATTTCGCAACACCTCTTCTAACAAAACCGTTTCCGGCTTTGTAAAGAAATGCGGAGGAATGCGAACTCCTTCGTAGTAATACAGGATGCTGCCGAACTTGTCGGCATCCATCCCATGCTGTTGACCGTTCTTGTACCACATTATCCTCGTTGGACTAATGTAGGCTGGCCCATTATCGCAATGGAGCCTACCATCTTCATTCAAGATTCGTTTAAGTGGTCCAAACCCAAACTCTCCATTGAAGAATTTGAGTCTAGATGTCCACGCTTCGTATCCTTGATTCTTCATAACACTCCTCCTAGGTATGAATGCTCCAAAGTGCGTTGGTCTCAAGAGTCACGCTAAAGGTTTCTCTCGAGCCTGGTCCATGATAGATGAGCCCGCCATTGTACCCATAGGTATAGTACTGACTATATCTATACGCATTTTTAAACGCATACTCGGTTAGTTGCTGGGAGTAACCTTCGTTTAGATGCACTCGCTCCGTTATCTTGAGCTCTTCTACAACCTTTTGATGAGGGTTGCTAACCCCTGCTTGGGCATGCTTGTTAAAGCAATCCCAATACATTTCTGATCTAAGCGGGAAGTAAGCGGAGAAACTAAAGCTGTGCAGACAGCCATCGTCATGCAAGATAATTTTCTGCTTAGGTACACCAATGGTGACCGGATCTTTGTCTTCCGGACCAAACAGAACTTGTAGCTCTATCCAAGATGGATCGGGCAGCTCTGCGTATTGGGCAGTGCTGCTGTGGGTTAGGTGTGCCATCTTGGTAAAGAAACTTTCGGCTAACGCTTCCGCTAAGTCGGTTTTCCCCGCATGGTACATTGCAAGGATATACCCTGCAATAGAACCAAGTCGGGTTTCCCCGTGCTGCGTGAAGTATGCTTTACCTTTCCAGTGCTCTGCGAGTCCATGCAGATACCTATTGACCTTAGTGTTTAGTATTTCCAAGCAGTCTTGGCCATAGGTGTTTAATTCTACTGGGCTTTTTAAATCACTCATTGTTATCTCCTTTAAAGTTAGTTGTTTCTGCAAGTTGTTCTTCGCAATCCTCTTCATCATCATCTTCTGGCTCATTTTGATCTTGAAATTGTAGAAGCTTCTCCATTATATGTTCTTGCCTTGCATCGTTGCGTTGGATCCAAATATCCTGATTGCCTTCTGTAGCTGCCTGTTTTTCAAGAAAAGTCCGCATGCTGTCCGTGTAAAATCTTACGCATGTCCTAATATGTTCTCTTTCCCACCTTTGTAAAAGGTTTGGATTGTCGTAAACTGGTTTGCTATTATCACTCATCGTCTTTTACCTCCTCATTTTCTTCGTTCTCAGTCTCTATTTCGATAGAGACTTCTTCATCTGGCTCAAGGTCTACTCGTTCCATATGCCACGATGAAACAGAAGCTTTCATCGTGTCTAGGTTGTAAGTAACATCGTCACCATAGTCGTTGCCGTCACCGGCACCGCTGTACGAATAGGCATCAAATGCCCATTCTTCTATCTCCATGGCTAGCTCGTTTATTCTATTTTTTCTTTTCACAATCTTTACTAGATCGTCTGTTTTATGTTCTACAAAACCTACATGTAGATGACCTTCGTCATTTCCTCCACGAAATTCAAGTTCTATAGAACTTACACCTAACTCTTTTGCTTCATCGTAAATCTTCTTTGGCAATGGGATAGGACTCAAATCTGACATAGCTTCTCCTTTGTTAGTTATCGCAAGTTTCATGTTTGTTAGATGCAAATTGTGCTATGACATCAACATAGCCTGCGTTTGGATCTACATCGTTATGCCAAACGGCATTAACGAATTTCAGACCGCAAGAGTGTTCAAACCAATATTTAACATGAGCAGACAAGCTTTCGCCCGAAGAAGCTTCTACCCTAGTATCGTAGTTGTTGCGGAAGAAATCTGCTTTTTCTTCGTCCATAGCAAGGTAAATCTTATGACAGCCATCCCACGCTGCTAAAATTGCGTTTTTGCAATATTCGTGAAGAGCATCATAGCCTTCGTCTATGTCGTCAGAGTTGTGCACTCCATACTCATTTTGATCCATGTTCGTTCTCCGTAGTTAAAGTTTATTCACTAATTTCTAAATTACTTTCAACACTTTTCTTAGCCACCCTAAGCATCCACTTCTTAGGGCTTTCTAAGACTGGTTGAAGCCAGTCTTGAACTGTGGGGATGAACCCACAATCTTCTTCTACATGCTGCTCCGCAATGAACTTGACTGGCACTTTCTTTTCCTCGCTGTTGCGAATTGTGTTGCCAAACTTTTGCACCGCCCATTCCACGCCAGCGGAATGGTGGCGCAATGCCCTATGAGTCCAGTTGCCTGTGAAAGCTTTGGTCTCATCAAACCAATTATGGATTTCCATGTAGTCATCTGGAAACCCGCCAAACTTTAGGGCACTGCTTCTTGCGTGGTGGTAAGGCGTCATTTATCTCCCATAATCTGATTGGGGTTTGAAGGGGCTGAACAGTTCACCATACTCCGTGGTGATGATTCCATTTGTGATAGTACATGGAACGACCATGTCTTCCTCAAGGTGGGGGCAATCCATGGTTTCATCTTCGAGAAAGGTCTCGATCCTATGCTTTAATAGATCTACTACTTCGAGATAAGCCTCTCGCTGGGTTGCATAGGTTACAGGGACACTGAAGTTCTTTTCATCAGTGTCCCACCATGCTGGAACAATGGCTCCATTTAGCTCCTCGCTGATTATTACCCACGCTTCTGTTGGTTCTATTACAAGCACCAACTTTGCTTTCTTCATTTTTCTCTCCTTACCATTGTGATCTAAATGTTGTGCTAACATTGATACGCTGTACCACATTCGGGTTGTTTGGATACACTTCAGTGCTCGTCGTGTACTCCATCGTGCGGGTACACCCGATGCTGCTTAACAGCACTGCGGTTACTAATAATATTAAGCTTGTCTTTACCATTGGAACTTCCTTGTAGGTGTGCAAATACACACACAATGTAATTGTGTTAAAGCGTATTTGTAGTGGTGAGGTTATTTGAACTTGTTGATTCGTTCGCCAATCCAACGCATTACGGGTACAGCCATGCTGTTACCTAATGCTTTGTAACGAACTCCATCTGGGCATTGATCCGCTGGCTTTTTACTCCAGGGAATCTGAGTGTAATTGTCAGGGAATCCCTGCAATCTTTCACACTCGATGGGGGTTAATCTTCGCACTGCCATGGCTTGCATGACAGTGGGGCCGGTACCTGTTCCGTCTGCTCTGTTGGTCATGGGCACTGCAACATCGCCAGTGATCGCACCATTAAACATATCTGTGCCAACTGCTTTCATAGTTGTTACAGACACTAGGTCGGTTGCGTCCTTGTAATCTCTAGCCTTCATGGCTGAGGCTGTCTGGTCGTCTGCGTATTCACCGAAGGCTTGCATTCTGAATGCGTGCATGACAGTCGGACCGCTGGCATTTACGCTGCTGCCTGATGTCCCCATCGTGGCAGCAACATCTCCAGTGATCGCACCATTGTAGCAGTCAGTACCAAGCACAGGTTGCATCACAGTGGGACCAGAATGGGTCGCACTGCTGCCTGTACTTGAGGTTACGGTTGCGGAGACATCTCCAGTTACTGCACCATTGTAGCAGTCAGTACCAATGGCTACTGCAGTCTGGTTATCTCCCATGTTGCGTCTTAGTGTGCCCGCTACTTCCTCTGTGAATCGACTAGGATTACCTTCTCGAGCTGCAATGCCCGGCTCGAAGGCATAGGCTATGGCTAGCCCACGACCTTCGGTAAGGTCATCATTACCAATTCCTTTGTAGTCTCTAGCTCGCAAAGCCCCTACGATGTCTTTACCATTTGGGCTTTGCCATTCCCCGATAATATGACCATTGGCTATTGTCTGGTGCGTCAGTTTCCCGCCACCGCATTCCGTGTCAAGACTGCCAACAACTAAATGCTCGCCTCTAGAGGAAGGCACCCCGCCATTGCCCCCACTTCTAAGGCAAGCCGCAACTGCGTAGTTACCGTTGGCTATTTGGTCTGCGTCAACGCCGCGTTCTCCAAAGCCGCCCGTAAGAGTGGCGGCAACTCTTTTCCCCGTTTCTCTGCTCGGCGCAGGATGCCTTGACAAGCTTTCGGACTCAAATAGAACTTTTGCGGCACGCCCTGCGTCTCCAAGACATCCGACAACGAACACACGTCGCCTTCTCTGGGCCACTCCGAACCACTGAGCGTCCATGACCCTAAATGCGAACCCATACCCCAGGTTTCCCAGCGCCCCGAGGAAGGTTCCAAAATCCCTTCCTCCGTTGGAGGACAGAACACCGGGGACGTTTTCCCAGACCATCCACCTAGGTTGGTAACGCGCAGCGATTGCAAGATAGGTAAGCATAAGGTTACCTCGGGGATCTTCGAGACCTTTTCTAAGGCCGGCGATGGAGAAGCTTTGGCAGGGAGTGCCGCCGACGAGAAGATCGATTTTTTCATTTTTCCATTCCATGTACTTAGTCATATCCCCAAGGTTAGGGACTTTAGGGTAATGATAGTTGAGGACTGCAGAAGGGAATTTATCAATTTCTGAGAAGGCAACAGGCTTCCAACCAAGATGGTGCCAAGCTGCGGTTGCAGCTTCTATCCCTGAACACACTGATAAATATTTCATTACTAAACCTTCTGGCTATCTTTTAAGTTTAGCAACCCTGCGTATACGGCTTTTGCCATACCCTCTTTAGTTGCAAAGTATAATGGAGTACCACCTGTTTTTATTAGGTAACCATTACCTATGCAGCTTACACGAAGCTGCACGCTTATGTCAGTACCATCTCGCCTAACAACGAATTCTGGCACGATTGGTGCCTCAGTTGAAGTTGTCATTTATACTCCTTTATTTTTGTAATGCATTTTGTTTTTCCAGTAATTCTTTAGACACTTTTGTTAACTCATTTAACAGTGTCTGATGCCGCTGAAACATCTCATCGAGGATGTGTGCAGCACTTTGCAGCAATGCACCAAAAGACCCAACAACGGAGTCTATTGGTTTTTCTTTGCCGCCTTCTGCCGACAACCACATACCTTTGCCGATATCTTGGATATCGTTTAGGTTTCGGTAATAGTCATACACGACTATTACACTGCGTAGTTCTGGTACTTCCAGAAACGCAGAGTGTATGGTTTCTCTAAACTTGTGATTCAATTTTTCGTCAAACATGTATTTAGGTTCGACTTCTGGTTCTTGACTCATAACTACTCCATTTCTTTAAAATTTATTCCCATTTTTGGGGTTAGACAAAATCTTTTGAATACGTCGTTGCCCAGATTGGCTAGCCTTGATACCGCTAATGCACAGATCATCAGTGATAATATATATCCCGCCAATCCACAGTCAGCCAACTCTAGACCGAGCATACAAAAGAGACTTACCCAGACTGATAGGCAAAAGGGGCAACTTAGTAGCTCCCCTAGGAAGCTATCCCACATCTCGGTGCGACTTCGCAACGATGCCATCAGTTTTGAGTGTCTCCATATCTCCACGATTTGCCAAGTGGCTAACGCAGCAACGACAATATTCATAAAAATTCCTTAATTACCGGTAATATACATACCTGCATATAAGATTAAACCTGTCATGAAAGCAAGAAGATATAATCCTTGCACTAAGAAAACTCCAACGGCTATGGTGTAACATAGCCCCCATACTGCAATAGTTGAATCCATTTTTTACGTCTCTTCCGTGTTGGGAGGAGACCAATTAGCCAACACTACTCGGTCAGGGGACGGCGCACCTTCGCCAATTATTAGCTCACTTAATGGTTTACCAGTCGGGTCTGGGTATTGGTGAATTAACAATTGTTTAGTAGAAAACGATGGCAACAACCCTCCGGGCGGTTTTTTTAGTTTTCTTATTTGATAGGCGATGGCGCTGCGAGATGGCATAATAGCCTCCCCTGGTTAAAGTTATTGGTGGTTATCTACGGGTTTGATTATCGGAGTCAACCCGCTGGCATCTATCATCATTGAGCCCACCGATGTGAGCCCTTTTCCAGTATAATAGCAGCTGACTCCGATTACTAGAACAGGGTATGCTAGACACATACCGATAATAGCACTGATCTCTGGCTTTGACATAGAAAGTTCCTTAATGAGTGAAGAAATAAACATGTTACGCAAAACCTCTAGCCAAGTATTGGCAGAGGAACAAAGCTCGGGCTCTGAAATTGACTTTGGCCCTATGCTGGAATCGTCGCTGTTGGCTGATTATGTAAAGAACTCTTTAGATACTCAGCAAATCCAACAGTTACGAATGGCTCAGCATGTAATGGCCAAGACGGGTTATCTGACATTAAAACCATTGCTTCCCCTTTTGTTATCTATTCGAGGAAAGCCATATCATTTACATGACCATTTTCCATTTGCTCCTTTCTTTAGAACAAGAATGCCTCGTACCACACTATTAAAAACAGGAAGACAGGTGTCAAAGTCCACATCGCTTGCAGCGCAAGGAGTGTTGTTTGCCAACTGTATTCCTTATTTTTCAACACTTTACATCACACCACTGTTTGAAATGGTGCGAAGGTTTTCACAAAATTATGTAGCTCCATTTATTGAAAGCAGCCCAGTGGGTCGTCTGTTTTCTGGAGAGACTACGATTAACAATGTGCTACAGCGTTCATTCAAGAATAAGTCTCAGATGCTTTTTTCTTTTGCTTACACCGACGCAGAAAGAGTGCGCGGGGTAAGTGCAGATAAGAACTGTATTGACGAGATCCAGTACATGGATATTTCGTTTTTACCTATTATTCATGAAACGCTATCTGCGTCTAGGGACTGGGGGATTATCCAGTACGCTGGAACTCCCAAGACTCTAGACAATACTATTGAGAAGCTTTGGAATGATTCCTCCATGGCTGAATGGGTTATCCGCTGCCCCCACCCAGGCTGCGGACATTGGAACATTCCGGCATTAGAGTACGACCTAATCAAAATGATTGGACCAGTACACTCCGGCATTTGCGAGACTGTACCCGGTGTAATTTGTGCTAAGTGTGCAAAAGCTATAAACCCTCGACCTGCGGCACAAGGTGGCACAGGACGATGGGTGCATCGCAATGCAAGCAAGCGTTGGTCTTTTGTTGGGTATCATGTCCCTCAGTTGATCATGCCGATGCATTACTCAGACCCCGAGAAATGGCAGAAGCTTGTAGACAAGATGAATGGGAAGGGTAATGTTCCTATTAATGTTTTCTACAACGAAGTTTGCGGGGAGTCGTGGGACAGTGGTTCTAAGTTAGTCACTGTTACTGACATAAAACAAGCTGCTTGTCTTCCTTGGCCTTGCCTAGTAGACGAAGCCAAAAAGCACATTGATTCTTACATCTATCGTTTTGTCTCTGTAGACTGGGGTGGCGGTGGTGTAAGTCGAGGTAAAAGCAGCATGAGCTTGCAATCCTACACCGCAATTGCAGTATGCGGGTTGACTCCAGATGGGCGAGTAGACATCATCTATGGGTTCCGCAGCATGACTCCGCATGAGCATGTAAGAGAAGCTAGGCTTATCCTTGGCATCATGCAGACATTCCATTGCAGCCATATAGTACACGACTACACTGGAGCTGGTACTGTTCGAGAAACTTTGCTGGTACAATCCGGATTAGATCCAGCTAACATACTAGCAGTAGCTTATGTAGGACCAGCTAAGAGTGGTTTGATTAACTTTAAACCCGCTAATGAGTTCCATCCCCGCAACCATTACACTATGGATCGCAATCGAGCATTGAACTACTGCTGCCAGTTCATCAAATCTCATGTAATACGCTTCTTTCAATACGACCATCGAGGTTCAGAAGATACTGGATTGCTCCATGATTTTCTAAACCTTATTGAAGACAAAGCAGAATCCGGAAGCGGAAGAGACCATTACCGAATCCTACGAGATCCAGCTGGCCCAGATGACTTTGCACAAGCGGTTACTATGGGAACTATGATGTTGTTCCAAATGCATGGTCGATGGCCAGACTTATCCGCTTATGAGAGTATGAACATCAGTGATGAAGTGCGATCTGCAATGAAAGGTCGGGCATTAGAAGACCCCGAGTAAACTACTCTTGCGGTATAGTTGCAATGTCTACGCCTTGCTGTGTTGCGTAGCTATAACACTGAAATTTCAATACTTCTGCGGGGCCATGCACAGCTACTGGGTGATTATTTTCATATCTAACATAGTATGGATGCGATATACATTTCCATTTTTTACGCCTTAGCTGTGGCATACACCCTTCACGATCTACATAGATCATAAAATTGTTTCTCATATTTCATTGTCCATTCCATAAAGTTTTAAATGTTTTTCGATAAATTTGTCTCGTGCTCTTGCACTAGGAGAACTTAGACGAAGATCAATGTGCTTTAATAACAAGACTAGAGCTGCAGCTTCCTCCTCCGTGAAAAGCCACTTTCCTGCCTTGTGTGTAGCCGGTGCTGGCAAATCGCCTTTTTCAATAAGATAAAGCAGCTGTGCCCTAGGAATTTGGAGCCGTTTAGCAACTGCTCCGCCTGTAAAAAAAGTTAATTTCTTATCCATGTCTAGCTCTCCTTTGATTTTTAGACTACATTTGAATGTTATTACTACATAGTCTGGGGAAAACCCACACTACTTAGGTTATGTGCAGATGACTTGGAGCATTGTCTAAAGCTTTAGATCGAATAAAGCCAAACAACTGCTGCATCTGCGTTACTGTGTAGTCTTTCCACGCTTCCCAGCTGGCTGGTGTCTCGTGGTCTGACTTACTGAAATGTTTTAAGTACTGCAGTACGATCTTGTCACAGCTGTGGGTTACCTTCCGAGGTTGTAACCCTTCGGGAATGTTTGTGACTTTTATCAAATTGGATGTATCACTTTTACACTGGCTTGCTGCGAAGCTAGTTACAAAGAATCCAGTATCATCTTGGGTCAGTGCAGTAACAAACCGCTGAATTCTGCGTGGCCATTTGTGTACCCACCCACGAGGTTGACCGCATCTTATCTCAAACCTATGGTACAGTTCTTGTAAGAATAAACTGCAAGTAGGATGGTCTACCCATATGCCATAAGCTGGGAAGCCTACAGCAGGGGCTGTGACCTGTGCACACATTGCTATAGCAAATGCCCATATTATTTCTAACTCGGGACTCTCGTCACTGATTGCAAGAATCACATCATCTCGCAACCGGCAAAGCAATTGCTTAGGGCCGGGAGCATCTTCTGGAAATGTAAATTCCGGATTTGAAGAAAACTCACCACGACACAGCCTAGAGTTACGGAATTGAAAGCCACTGCCATCCCAACCGATAGACTGCAGCCCATTGACAACCTCGGGTAATTCGATCTGACAAGCTGCTGTGAATGGGTTAAATTTTTCCAACCATCGATTACCCCAGATGTTACAGAAGCAGTCGGATTGCAAAACTATACCATGGCTCAATCCAAATTCGGTTATCCAAGCTAGGTTAGCTTTTTCAACCGGCACTCTAAATGGATACTTGCCTTCGTTGGTTTGCAGATACCCGACGTATTCCTTAGATGCATCTGGGCGAATCACTATCTTGTCTACACGCACAATGCCTGAAAACCTTACATTTCCCGCATCGTCATACCACTTGTTATTCTTCTCCACCATTACCATATAGGTGGTTCCACCTACTGTTGGTAACTTCTGGTTAATTGGAACTCGTATTCTTCTCCCAACTTCTGTGAGCAAGTTTGGAGCAACATAAGAGCGAACAAGTTTAGCTACTTCCGAACTATGCTGTTCCGCATCTTGAAGTAACTTAGTCTTGTCTGCGGGTGTTGCGTACAATGCCCAATTAGAAAGAGCTCGCTCATAGGGCTTAGCCGTGCGTACTATCTGCTGGTAGACTTCTGTTACTGGCATGTCAGACATCCAGCGATTCCAGCGGGGTCCACTAACTTCTTTAGGTTGCTGTCGCACAATCTCTGGACCAGTAAAAGTCATAGAAGCATTTGACAGCATGGCTTGATGCAATATTGCTGCAGTAGGATGACATTCCCAGAAGATGAGTTGTCTGCCTCCCAGCATGGGCCATTGCTTTTTTCTCTCTGTGATCATGAACTGTCGCCACGCTAAGATAGGCAAGGGTATCTCGCTGCTGTTGAAGTTACGCAGCTGCAGCCTAACCATGTTGGTAAGCATTGAGGTAAGTACAAGACTGTCAGATTGGATTTGCCATAGGTAGGGCAAGCCAGCAAACCCAACTTCACCACCTACATTAGAATTAACTATTGTTTCGGTTCCATTGTTAAAGCATGCTAGCGCACCTATCTGAGTAGGTGAGCGGTAATAAGGCACTACCACGGTAGGGTCTTTCTTTTTAAGTAAACGGAATCTTCCATACTTAGCGACTTGTGTTGGAGTTAAAATACCCAAGAGTTGCCCAGGACCTGCCTGATGTCTTTCTTTACTCATGGGTGAAGATATATTCCAACCCAATCGTAACAAAGCTTGATAATGCTCTCTGCCTTCGTTCTTCATGGAAAGCTGAGATTGTTTCCATAATTCTTGTAATTTTGCAGAAAATCCTAGCCCACGTAGGTATAATCGCATATTGCTCGGACTTATGGTTCGGTTTAACTGCTCGGCCAAATAGTACATAGCTTCTTCTTGAAGCATATTTAATCGTGCAGCTGCCATTGCCAAAATCGTCCCTGTGGCCTTACACTGGGAGCAATAATACCATTCTTCCAAAGTTTTGGTATCTTGATAAATGGCCCAAGCTTGTGCTTCACAGTAAGGGCACTTAGCTGATACTGGGTAAGATGCGGTTGGTTCCATCCCGATTAGTGGAGCAATGGCCGCAAATGATAACCCTGCATGAATATCTAGGAGAGACACAATGCCTTCGCCTTCTATAGTTTTAGATCCTGCAAGTGACAAAAATAAAACCGAGCTGGTTAAGATCGCTCAGCGTTATGATTTCCCACAATTCGTGAAGGATGCCGATCTGGAAACCACAATGGCTCCAGCAACTATCGCAGTCACCGCTTATGCCGACCCGCTACATAAGAAGTACGCATGCCATTCTGCCGCTGCTACTTGGCTGTCTGCAGCGTACTTCCATGAAAAGTCAGCTGAGTACCATCCTAACGACCAAAACAAAATTTGTGAACGTTTTAAAAGGTTTTCTGATTATTTTGGTATTCGACCCGCTTACGATGCAATAGTCAAGCGTGCCACCGATTTAAGGGGCAGCGATCAACTTCCAGACAGCAGCTATGCTTATGTATGGCAAAGCAAGGATGGGGTTAAGGAACGCTATTACCCCATGACTAATTCTTTGCAAGTCAAAACCGCAGCTGAGTGGTTGCAGTCAAACTGTGACCGAATACCTTTTATTGATCGTAATAAAATTGCCGATAAGATTTTAGAGAAAGCTGCTCGCTATGGTGCAAACATGGGCGAAGCTATTACCGACTTCATCGAGAAGCAAGCAGGTAGAGGTATACCTGATCCCCTTGAAGTATGTAGCATGCTAGAGAACAGAGCCAAGCTTGCGAACAAGCACGAACAGCGTGAAGCGATTACAAAGCTTGCTGCAGCTGTTAGGACTACTCCTCGCACTGCATTGCAACCTAGAGAGCTAATCAAGTTGGCTGCTATAGTCGATCTGATTGACCATAACATTGGGCTTAAGGGCAAGTACACGGAACTAATCCCAAGGGCTGAAGATGTCCTTTTCAAAGTCAGTTACACGAAGGCTGCTGCAGATATCACAAAGCTGTGCACACTGCAAACAGGGAACGCATACGATAAGTCACAGTTCTCCAAGCTTGCGCGTGAAGATGTAGTCAGCTTGTTCGGTAACGACTTTGCTGACGAGGTCTGCCGTGGGTTCGACATAGACCCCGAAAAGATTGCAGAAGTAGCACACACCCTGCCTAGGCCAGATGCGGAGCTGCTTGAACGCTTGATGAGCGAAGCTGGGCAGCACCCGCAGCTTAGTAAGTCAGCAGAGTTCCGTGAGATTGATGACGCTACACTAGAAGAACTAGCCAAGGCTTATGGCCGAGGCTAGTCCTAAATAAAGTTACTTCTTCTTAGCGGATCTTACGATCTTAGGCAGCTTTGCTACCTCTGCTACTCTTTCTAAACCGCCGACCACAATGGTCTGCCCAGCCCTATCTGCCTTTTCAGCAACAGACTGAAATTTTTCCTTTGCCTGTGCTTCTGCTGCTGCCCACAATGCTGTGAACGCTGGATCAATTGACTGCATGACTGAGTCTGCACCCAACTGAATCACGGCCCCTAATGCAGCTTGCACGCTCATTAGGTTCTGTAACCATTGCTTACCTTCTTCTTTACCTAACCCCATTGCATACTTTAACAGCAAGGGCTTTAGGAACCCTGCAATTGCGAAGGGAGGAGTAGCCTTGGTGTCTTCACCTCTGGACAGACTTCCGTCCAAATGAACATCAAAATTGAAGGTATGGTTACCCGGTGCAACTGTTTCCCCTGCGTCCTTAAGTTGCTTCAACTGCTTTTCCACTAATTTACCCAATGCAGTTACTTCCACGATATTCAAATCCATAATCATTCTCCTAGTTTAGAATTAATCCAAATTACTTCCGCTGCTATAGCATCTTTACGCCTTTTGAATGGACCGATAATAGGCCCACCAATAATGTTTGCCCGCCACTGGCAAGGCCAATAGCGGGTGAATGCTGCGAGATAAGAGGTGTCCTTGACCCGACACCGAATGAGGTGGAACAACCACCGCAATACGGAGTTAACAGGTTCAATGTGACTAACCCTCTTGATGTTACCCAGCTGTAGTAGCTGGGTAACTGGGCTGACTAGCCCTTGTGTTATGCCATCCTTGATGAAGATGATCATTCGTCACCTCCACCTACCTTGATCTTACGGCGAGCCACCTTGCTCTTGGTCTTGACCTCGATGTCTTGAGCTACAAGACGATCAAAGAACTTGTTAAAGGTTTGCTTGGTTGTAGTCCTAGCAAAGCTTGAGTTCTTAAGCTGCTTGGTAATCTCAGCAGCAGAACCGCCTAAGGTACCTAAGGTTGCAGAGATCTCATCTGCAAGGGTTGTTAGGTTACTAACTTCTGGGTCAGTTCCCAGCATAGTTTTAACTGCGGAGATCTTCTGGGCTAGCCATTGAAGATTCTCGAATGCGGACTGAGTTAGAGCACGATGCTCCTCAGTCTCGTAGGGCTGCAACGCCTTGTACTCTGCCTCGGTGAGAAGCAGAGTGGTTGGCTTACCTGTTTGAATAAAGGCATCGGATGATCCGCCTTTAGGACTTGCTGTTTGCACTGTCACCAGTAACTTTCCTACTGGTACTTCCTCGTCGTCAGTGTGACGGAGGATCTGCTGAACTTCTGCGTAACGCAGTTCTTGCCGTTTAGACTCTAGCCCAGGCAATAAGCGAATACGCTTACCGCAGTTCTTGGCAACGGCTTCGACCATTTCCTTGAACTCAGCAATAAGCTCGGAGGTAGCACCTTCTACAGAAGCATTGAGTCGTGCTTCTGCTTGTTCTCGTAGGTA